CAAGAATAATTATATATAATATAGCTAACTTATACTTCCACCAAAAAGATACATATTCTACATATCGCACAAAAGGATAAATAGAATAATCTACAATTACCTCTTGATTTTTAATTGGCTGTGTGATATACTATTCTGTGAGGACTTAATCATGAAAACAAAAATTATTTGGCACTTTGACAGTGATAAAAAAGAACGAGGAACTACCTTTGCCACAAAGGAAGAGTACACACTCGCTATACAGTTTGAAGATAAAGCGCTAGTAGACCAAGACTTAAAATCTCAAGTTAAAAAATTCATTAAAACTCGCTACAAGGTCTCTGTGCATCAACTTACCTATCGTGAAAGACCAATGTACACAGTAAGCAAGCTATTTGGAGGAGCTAAAGGGCTGTGTGAAGAGCTTAACCTTTCCACAGAAGAGCTTTGTGAGTTATCTAATTCCTTTCACTCACCTCACAAGAAATCAAGGCTTATTGTGGACTATTTACTCCCTGTACTGAAAGACCAAGACTTTGCTAATTGGTTCTACTCTACTGTGTATAATTTATACAACAACACCATAGAACCTCTTTTGTTAGTTCCTAGTACACTTCCACAAGAGTTCTATGAATGGCTATCAAAAGAAAGTAGATACACAAAGCTAATTCCTATTCTCACAGGTAAAACCATTCCTAGTGGAGTCATGGTAGGAGATTACATTTATGAACACAGAGGTAGCTATTCCTTAATTTATGAAGCCTATTCTAAGCTCCTTTCAGACTACATAGCACAAGAGAGTGGAAAAGCTCCACAGTACCTTAATAACATACAACAGAGAACCACAATGGCACTCAAGAAGTATGGTGTATTGGTATCACACAAGCTAGAATCCATGAACCTTAACTATAAGTCATACATGGGTATGTTTCATACAACAGCACCTAAGATGACCCATTACATACACACAATAGCTAATGAAGTAAGGTTTGACCCTTATGACATGTTATACTCCATAGTCCTTAATTCCGTAGAATACTATGCCAAGAAGCCTAGTCATAAGAGAAATGTAACTATAGAATACTTTAAAGAACAACAGATAACACTTAAACGACTGTAGGAAATCCTATGGTCTTTTATTATGCGTTAAAGTAGAATATTAGAATGGAGTAACATGTTTTTAAATGATTTAGGTCATAGATGAATAGGGGAATTAGGGTAGGCTTGTTAAGGGTTTACTTTTTAATTGGGTAACATGTTTTTGAAGGGTAATTTTTATTGGTGAATGGAGAGAACGAAGCCCACACTCCCAGTTCCATTTTTTAATCAACCCTATTATTATATTAAATTTTTAATCTTGCCAACCCTTGCCAATTTACATAGAAATAAATGTCTAATATACTTGAGCTAAGGGGGTAAAATTATTTTATATGATTACTCAGAAAAGTTTACATAATTTATTTTATGTGAATTACCACCAAAACCACCCAAACAAAAACATAAATGCTTGATTATATTTACCTATTATCTTACAATCCTATACATCCTTTTCTCTTGTCTCTCTTGTATCTATCCATAATTTTATACATAGTAAAATTGTATAATTTACTATACTAAAATTCTACCTAAATATACTAAATAAAATTTTTATAAAATATCGCAAATTATCGCAAAAAACTATAGACAAATGAAAACAAAAGTGCTATAATAGTATTAACAAGTAAAGAGAAACAGAAAAACGCTTAAAAACGTTGATACTAATAATAAAATATTATGAAATATCGCACTTTTTCTCTTGACTTATATAAAGCAATCTGCTATAATAATAGTAGATAAAATATAACAAGCCTAAAGGCAAAAGGAGAAAAACCATGAAAACACCTAAATTTGACTATAATAACACTGAACTATATACTTCTCGTTATTCTCAGTATGGCTATTGCCTATTCATTATGGTAGATATTGAAAATAATACTTTCGTGTTTGGGCAAAGCAACTCAACATGTGTAAGTCTTCACCGTGCAGAATACAGAGTAATGGAAAGAATGACTCAAAAGCAAGTAAAAGATTTAAGAGATAGATATTTACAACGTGGATACACTCAACTAACTACAAAAGACTTCATTTAAGCCTTCTGGGTACAAGCCTAGCGCCAATCTTGCAAGGGGTTGGGGGCTATATTCTTCTAACGTGCTACAATCATATTAAGCATTATAATACTAGTCAAAGCCCTCTTAATGTAAGGGATATGCTTTCTAGACTTGCTTAAAACATTGTAAAAAGCAGAACAGAAGAAAAAGTAAACAGATTGCCCCTATAAAGCTATAAAAAGGGGGAATAGTCAGAAGATAGCACTGTACTAACGCAAAATACAATAAAATCGAAGGGAATAGCCCCAAGGCTATAGAGGTTTAATTTATGCTTGAGTTTAAAACTCGTTATACTAGCATTATAATTGATGAATTAAGCACTGTAAAAAGAATTGGTAAATATCCAATAAACTACAAAGCTGTTACACGTTTAGACGGTAGAAGAGTCACAGCAAAAGAAAACTATGTCAGCTTTATCTTTGAAAAATATGAGATTCTGATAGCTTGTAATAACTCTAAAAAAGTTTGTGAATTGATTGAAGAAACTTTCTTGAATCCTATCAAGTATAAACACAATAAGACAACCATAAAAGCTGAAAGCATTAACATTTATAAGATTTAAAGGTTTGGGGATTCTTTCCCCTTACCTAACTATTAAAGAATAAGAAAGAGAGAAAAGAAAAATGAGTAAAACACTTGAAAAATTGATTGTAAGAGCTTATGAGCTAGGAGAGTCAAATTTAAATGGTCGTATGATGGAATATGGTTATAAAAGGGAATTAAGAAGTAAATGGGCTTTTGTGTATGATAAACAAGCGGAAATCTTGACTATGAAACACTGGGGAACTACTATCTTAACTTATGATTTTACAACTGATACCATTATAGAAGCTTATGGACAGTCAAAAAGTGATGCTGATGCTATAAATTGGTTTGGACGTACTCAAAACGCTATTGTAAAAGCTTCTTACCGTCCATCTGTAGATAACTTTCTGGTAACTGGACATTTCTATGGAGATTTAGAGACTAAAAAAGTAAACTAAGGGGGTAAAATTCCCCCTTGGGATTTAAGGAATTAAGGAAACATTAGGAAGAATAAAACTAACATGGAAACTAATAATAAAAATTATAAAATCTTTAAAATTCTGGGCTTGGCTGTTGTGCTATTCTATGCTTTTATCTTTATCGGTAGTAGTTTCTCTACTACTGGGGTAAAAGATGCCAAACCTATTGAGTATAAAAGCGACTACTTAAACCAAAAAATGGAACTAAGAGACGCTGAAATCTTGGGAAAATTTTGGAATGATAAAGGGCATTTTATAGTAGTATATGATGAGGACACAAAAGCCCCAGAATTGTTCCAGATTGATTTTTCTGAGTGGAATCTAATAAGTGTAGGGGATACATATTAAAACGCTGTAGGGGGCTTGTGAGAGCCTTCTAGAGCTATGATAGATAGAAAGGTATTATAAAATGAAAATTAAAAAGATGAAACTACTAAAATTTATGGCATTGCCTACTTTCTTGGGGTATAGCGTATTAGCTAACCTTAACTACACTTTTTCACTGATGATTCTTTGTGGGTTTGTGGCTGTTATAGCCTTGCAATTCATGTATATTACAGACTAGGAGAGGTTAAAATGTATCCAACAATTAAAGATAAAAAAAGGGATTTAAAAAATGCCTGGTTAACTGCTAAAAATAAGCTTGTGACTGTAGAAGTATTAGATACATTCTTAATTGAAATTTTTGTCTTATATAGTTATGACCACAAAGAAGAACCTCCTTTCTTGCTTGGTAAGGATTTACAAAAGTCACTGAATTTACCCTTTGATGTTAAGTATAGACAGCTTGAAAGGGTTTTAGGTGGTCTAAAATGAAGTTAGAAATTGGTCAAACAGTTAAATTAAATAGAAGTATGGGTCAATGTGAAAAGGGTGAAGTATTCAAAGTTGTTAGAATAAGTGGGTTTTTAGCTGTTCTTAAAAGTATAGTAACAAATGATGAATATTTTGTATATATAAATTTTAGTGGGGTTGATTTAATAGAAAAGGAGATTTTCCATGTTTAATATAGGTGATATTATTGAGCTAACCCAAGATACATTCATGTATGAAAAGGGCATAATTTGTCAAATTGTGGAAGTGGATGAAGATAATTCTAATTATGGGTTTGTTAAAATTTTAAAATATCCTGATGGTAGAGAAGGTGACGGTAAGGAAAGGCACGCAAACCTAACTCTATTTAAGTTAGTAGCTAAGGAATGTTTCTATGTTTAAAGTTGGTGATATAGTGTGGTCTAATACTAATAGATATAGCATGACATGCTACCATAGACCCTGTAAGGTTGTAAGGGTAGATAGTTTTAGTAGAATGATTGTAGAAGTCATTGATACAGGAAAGTATTATCCAGTTGAAACTAAAGAATTTGAGCATATCACAGAAGATGGAATATTTTACATTGGGGATATTTTAGAATATAAAGGTATGATACTCATTTTCCAGAGTTACCAAGATTATTCCACAGTATTGTGTAATACTCTTGATGAATCCCCCATTAGAGTAGAGATTAAGGATATAAGGAAAGTAGGTGGTTTCTTTGTTTAAAGTTGGTGATATAGTGTGGTCTAAATCCCATAGGTATTCAGTTACTTTCTATCATAGACCTTGTAGGGTTTTAAAAATTTTAGGGTCAGAAATGAGGGTGCAAGTATTAGATAATGGTTACTCTTTTGTAGTTGATGTACTTAAATTTGAGCTTGTGCCAGAGGGTGGAATACTTGAGCCAGGAGATAAGCTTATCCATAGTAAGACTAAAGAAATGCTTATTTTTACAAAGTACCATGATTGTGAGTATATAAAGTGTAGAAATTCAGATAATGAAGTTAAGCAGTATAAAATTCAAGATGTAGAAAAGTATAAGGAAATATTTTATGTTTAAAAAAGGAGATATTGTAAGAGCTACTACACGAAGATATGTTTATACAAGTTATATGCGACCATGTTTAGTCAAGGAATATGATTCATCAGGAAAATTACTGATAGAGCCTTTTGATGATGGTTCTACTTATGATGTAGATGATACAGCTTTTGAAATTGTACCTACTAGAGAAATATTCAAACAAGGTCAAGAAATACTTGTAAAAGGCTTTAAAGATAGGGTTGTGTTTAAAAAATATCTTAGTAGAGGTGAAATTAGGATAACAGAGGATGAATGGTTTCACGATATTAGTATAGATGATGTTATTTATCTAAGGGGGTTTTATGTTTAAAGAAGGGGACATTGTATGGTGCACAAGTGATGATGATTACAGAATAACTTGTTATCACAGACCTTGCAGAGTTGTGGGTTATGATAGTCAGGGCTATTTATTACTAAAAGCCTTTAACCAATCTAATTCAATAAAACATGATGTAAACGAAAAGTTGTTTGAATTAGTACCAGTACACAAAATATTGAAGCCTGGTCAACTGATTAAAATTAAGGGATTGGATAGATTAGTAGAGTTCAAAAAGTATAAAGATAGAGGTTATGTTGAAGTGGTTGATAATGGCTGGTTTTCAGAATACTATGTAGACGATATTATATTTGAAGAAGGGTTTTATATCTAATGTTAGCGAACTTAACAGGTCACGATATTTATATTGTGGATAGACATGGAAATATAGTAACTACAATACAGCCTTGTGAAACAGAAGAGCCTCTGAGAGCTGAGGTTACTATGCGAAGACAGAAAAAAATTGAAGGAATAAAATTAACTAAACTCTTTTATACTAGCAATATCACAGAGCGAAAAATGCAAGAATTACTTAACAAGTATGATGGTATTATTGTATCTAAGATAACAGCAGAGTGCTTGAAAGAGTTAGGCTACACGGATAAGATTTATATTACTGGAAGAAAGTTTTATAGACATGGTGAGCTTATCGGTGTGAAAGAATTATGTATTTTATAAGGTAAAGGAAAGAAGAAAATGAAAATGCAATCAGTAACAAGAGAAAATATGGAAACATTCAAGGAATCAATGCTATCAAAAAAGGAATTTGAGGAGCTTGTAGGAGAGGTAAAAACAAACAAAGAGCTTGCTGAAAGACTTGCACAGATTGAAGCACCAGCAGATATTGAAGGGTATGGAGCTGACTTTGTGGAAGCTGTTAAGACCTTAAATAGTCAAACAGACTTTCTTGAGGTTATCAGAGCATGGGATTTGGTGGATAAGCTACGAAAGTATCAAAGCCTATTCCCTAGTGGCTATACATTTAAGGATATGTACCTAACTAGCCCTCTCCCTACTGTACTTGTGGGAGTTGATAAAGAGCGTACACTCTTAAAATATCCTGAAAAGTGGTATGAAGACCACAAAGAAGAGCTTTCTAAAGTATTAGACTTGCTTATTTATCGTAAGAAAAATGGAGGTGATTCTTACACAGAGCGAAACAGTAACATTGAAGACTTAGATAGATTTATTTCAGATAATAACCTAGGTAGTTATCCTAAAGTGTTTTCTTATATGCTTATGAGAAGCACAGATGGAAGATATGCTAATGATGGGGATAAAGTTAAGGTATTACCAAAATTCCAAAAATATATCTCTAAGAAATTTGACAAAAAAATTAAAGAGCTTAATGGGGATTTAGTAAAAATTTCTTATTCAAGTATGGTAAAAGACTATTTTGGGCTTAATTTAGATGAATCAAAAAATGCTCCTAAGTTGTCTAAACAGCTTAAAAAAGCAGGAATTAGCTACACTGATGAAGAAATCCGCCATTTTGGGGAAGTAAGAAACTGGTGGGATGATTGGAATGTTTTTAACAAGTCAACAATTAAAAATAAGGTTTTTCGTGCAAGAGATTTATGGGTAGATAAAGCAGATTTTACTATTCCAGTTATTGTTGACGATTGGGCTTTCAATGACTCTTGTAATAAGTCTGATAGCGGTGCTGGTGCTGATACCCATCTTGTGTTACGAAGTTTTGGGTTTGAATATCTCAAAGGGTATTCTGTAGGGTACACAAGAGATAATGGATATTCCCTATACCCTGCTATGAGAACTTATTTCTTAAGGAAAGACAGCGATATTGCTCATGCTGGAACTTATGCCGATTTTAGTAGCACCAGAGCAAAAGCTTGTTATGAATTTACTACTGTCCTCTTGTGTATCTTCTTTAACAAAAAAGTAGATGATTTTTACAAGATTAAAGGTATGAATATTGATTGTCAATATTACAATGACAAAAAAGGAGGAAGTATTTACTTTTGGGCTAACCAAGCAAAAAATGACTATGCTAAATTTGGTACAGCAGAGCTTTTTGAAGAATATGATGCGCTTGTAATGGAAGATTACATAAATAATAATGAAAGTCTACGAAATACATTAAATAATTATTTAAAATCTAATGAATATAGATTATTACAAGAAAAGTACATGAATTTTATTGGTTTACAGCTATCAGATAAAGCACCAGAAGTTAGAGAGCTATCACCTCTTACAAAAGAATTGTTGGAATTGATTTAAAAGGAGAAATAACATGAAATACACATTTATTGACGTACTAACTAAAACACAATCAGAAATGCAAGAATGGCTTCCAGAAGTATTGGCTGACTATGGTTATCAAATTAAGGTAACAGACTACATGATTCAAGCAATTAGTACAGAAGAGAATCAGCCTTGTCTTGTGGCTCATTTAGACACAATCAACACAAAACGCAAGAACTCTGGTTATAGTTATGGTACTTACTACCAAAATACCACAGTCACAAGCACAGAAAAAGACCGTACACCAGAAGAGGAAGATATTCTAGTCACAGAGCGCTATATCTTATTGTCTCCTGAGTGCAAGTCTAGTATTCAATGTTTGGGTGCTGATGACCGTGTAGGAGTTAAGACTATCCTAGATATTCTTGAGACAGGTCTCAGACCTCATATTCTCTTCACTACAGACGAAGAAGTGGGTTGTGTGGGTTCTAGGAAGGCAGTAGAAGAAAATGCGTTAGAGGGGCTAAAAATGGCTTCTATGCTTATTCAAATTGACCGAGGGGTTCATGAACGTTCTTGGCATGAAATGGTAACTTATGACTTTGACCCAGAATCACACAAGGAAATCTTTGATGAGTTACGAAAGACCTACACAATGGCTACAGGTTCATACACAGACGTAGCAGTGCTTGGACCTCATTTAGATAAACCTATTGTGAATGTATCAGCTAGTTATATGCACGAACATACCACAGACGAATTTATCAATCTAGATGCCTATAAGTATAACACACAAGGTCTAATCAAGTTCATTGAATGGGCACAGAAGCAAGACACAAGCGAATGGAAGTATGTAGCTAAATATGTACCACCAAAACCAAAAATCACACGCACTACAGACTTTACTAACTTTCCTCCTAAATTTGGAGAGCAAAGACCTAGCCTATGGGAAAGAGATAAAGGGTATGCTAAAGCAGAAGACTACTTTAAAGAAATGTGTAAATCTCAATTTATGCACCCTATCACAATCTTTGACCGTTATATAGCAGAAGGTTATGAAGAAGAAGACTTACTAGATTGCTTAGACTTAGCATATAGTCTAGGAGCTGAGTTCACAAACGTGTGGCAATTAAATTATATTCTTGAAGGTAAGATTTACCAACACGTTGTATAAAAGAAAAAAGGACAGCTCATTTGCTGTCCTTTTAAGGTTACTTTATGTACTTATAAGTATATCACACACAGCAGAATCTTGCAAGTAAAAGACTCTATATACTATGTATCTTTTTGGTGGAAGTATAAGTTTTCTTTATATTATATATACTCTTGTATATGTGATAAATAAATACATAATCTATCTTATTCTACACAGATATTATATGATATGTAAACATTTGATGGAAGTATAAGTTTTCTTTATTATATACTATATACTAGGAATTAGTATTTGTATATGTGATAAAAGAATACATACCCTATATCTAAAATACCAAACCCTAGACCAAGCAAAATGTTCGTAGTCAAGCTACAAACATTTTTTGGGGACGATATAAATTTCTTGAAGTTGGTTATTGCTTTCTGTGTGTGATTGTGCTATACTAGATTTATCAATTAACGAATGAGAGGTTACTTTATGTATTTCAAAGTACATGTAAATATGTTCCAGCACAAGGATTTAAAAAATCTATCTGACATATTCTTGTATAGCTTTCTGTGTGGATTTGCCAAGGAAGACCAAAAAGAGGTTTATTCTCACTACACTAACCAGCAACTTGTGGATATTTTTGGCTGTTCATCACAAACCATCTCTAACTCAATTACTCGTCTTGTGAAATTAGGATTGGTTAAACGCTATGAAGATACTCGTTTCAGTGAATCTCACTGTGATTTTTTCTGTAGACGGACTATTGTAGCTGATACTACACTATACCGTAGCTATGCTGGAGAACATTATCTTTCTGTGAATACTAATTGGTTATCGGATTGGAAATTGCCATTCAGAGCTGTTCAGTTACTAGCATTGTTTTGGTCTAGTTATTTTATGAATAACTCTAGGATTGTTGAATTTACTACTGAGCAAGTAATGGATATTATGGGAAATGTAAATTACAGAACATATATCAACAACTACAACCTTTTAGAAGAATTAGGATTGATTAAGGTTAACTCAGAGAAGCATGAGCAGTATAAATGTATTGAGCTTTGTGTGGAATACCTTGGAGAAGAGGTAAATCCAGAAGAAGTTCTAGGCTCTGCTGTGGAAACTGAAAGCATTAAGTCTTCTGTGGGAAAGCTAAAATCTGTGATTTCATATTTCACAAAATACCTAAGACAAAAAAGCAGTAAGGTAGTTAAGAATCTGCTACACAAGTTAGACCCTTCAATCACTGTGAAGAGAACATTAGAGCCTTTGTGGCAAGCCTTTGACTATTATGATAGACTATCAATCAGGTCAAGAATCCCAGAAGATGCAGACCCTAGAGATGGTTATTTTGTACAAGGAGAAGGATATGCCTAAGAATAAGTTTATTGAACTCTTACAACGAAACTTTGGAGAGAAAGACCTTGTGAACTTTGGGGTAAATAAAAAGTATTACTTAGAACGTAAAGCTAAGGAAGACCCAGAGTTTGAAGATAGATTCAGTCGTGACTTTGAACAAGCAAAGCACTTTGTGAAGAATATTGGTTCACAAGTTAAAGCTCTAAGAAACAAGTATGACCTTTACTTATCGTTCACACCTACTGGTGGGCAAGAGCGTAAGAAAACCAATGCACAAGACACTTATATCATTGCACAAGATATTGATGGAGCACCTATTCCTACAGACCTACCTCCTAGCTATTTTTGGGAAACAAGCCCTAACAAATATCAAGGGGTATGGGTATTAGATAACAAGGTAAATCCACAAGAGCATGAGATTCTGTGTAGAAAACTTGTTAAAAAGTATGGTTTTGACCCTTGTGGTGTGGATATTGTACACCTATACAGAATCCCTGGTACCGTGAATCACAAGTATGCTACAGACTTTAAGGTTAGTGGTATGAAAGGTGATGGTACTGTGTACCGTAAGCGTGAGTTTGTGAAGTTCCTAGAGGACGTAGACATTTCTACACGCAAGATGGCTGATGAAGGGGATATTGAGTATATCCAATATGACTTAGATGCTGTGTTATCTGAGTATAATGCCTTTCCTGAGTTCACTCATCAGCTTGCTATTGATAGGTCTGAATGGGCTTGGAAATTAGAGCAGAAGATGATTTTTGGTGGAGCTAGTAAGGAAGAGGTTAAGTTTGTGCTCTTAAATGCTCCTGACAAGATGGCTAAGTTCACAGAAGAGACTGTAGACGCAGAAGTACACAGAGCCTTTGCTAAATCAGAAGAAGGTGAAGAAGAAGCTGTAGAAGCTGTTACAGAGCTTCCTAAGAAAGTAACCATTGAAGAAAATAAAGGTAAGACCTTATCTACTGTGAGACAAAAAGGGGAGAAGAAAAAGAACAAGTTTAATATCGTCAGAGTTGATGAGATTGAACCTTTTGACCCTACAGACTTTTGGCTCATTGAAGATTTCTGGGAGAATGGTTCTGTGGGAGTTATTGGAGCACCTTCTAAATCATTCAAGTCAACTTTTGCCTTAAACTTAGCTTGTGCTGTGGCTACTGGTAAGCCTTTTGATGGTAGAGAAGTTAAGCAAGGTGCTGTGTTGATTATCCAAGGTGAAAATAACTTGTCTATGGAGCAACATAAGATTTATGCCATTACTGGTTCTGAAACACCTCCTCCTATTTACTTTGTGGAAGATGCTATCAATATGCAACAAATGCACAAGTTAGAGAATGATATTAGAGAGTTAGAAATTAAGCTCCTAATCATTGACCCTATGTACTTGCTATTTGGTAGTGGAGATATTAACCGTCACCAAGATATTGTAGAGCGTTTAGAAATTCTCACAAAACTATCTAAGAATACTGGTTGTGCTGTGATGTTGATTCACCACAGTAGAAAGTTAGAGCGTGGAGCTAAGATTCAAACTGCTGATATGTATGGTTCGGCATTTATTGAGGGTTGGTATGAGTCTATGATTCTTCTTCAACGTAAATCCAATAACTCAAGTACCCTTACTACATATTTCCGTAACCATAAATCAGGAGATGTGTATGACCTTGTGGTAGATGATAACATGGGCTGTAAAGCTTATGCACGCAAGGGTGAGAGTGCTTATGAAGCTCCTGAGACAGATTTTAGTGTATTGGCAGGTGAGGAAGATGAGTAAAGGAACTTATCAAGAGCCTACTTGGTTACAAGGTGTGCTAAAAGATGAGAATGTTTCAAGAGAATTTAAAATCTTTATTGAAATTTTTGATGGAGTGTTACAGTCAAGAGATACTACAGTACAGAGTTACATAAACAGGAACATGAAAGATATAGTTGCTCCGCCAGCTCTGCTGAAAAACTTAAGAAGGGGTAATTTACCGCCTTTGTATTGTTTGAGACATTTTGACTTTTTAAATGATGAAGAGGTAGATTATCTTGAATGGTTTATGGTAAACAAAGACCATATTACTAGGAAGAAGTATGTAAAACATAACGTAGACGATATTTTTGAGAAATGGGAAGGAAAACCTTGCCCAGAAAATGCTTCAAGATTCTCAAAAAAAGATGAAAATAAGGCTATCAGAAGAGTTAGACGTAAGCAACAATTACTAAAATATCTTCAAAGAGCTTATGAGTTGGGGGTATGATATGGCACTTATATCAATAAAACCAACGAAAAGAAGTGGTAGTCTAGGGCTAGAGTATAGTGAGGTACTATTGCTAGATGAGGATAGAATGATTACAAAACTGATGCTCACACAGCACGGTTCTGTGATGGTCTACTGTGGAAGAGACATGGTAGGATTCTATAATGGTTATGTAGAAGATTTGTTAGTTGGATTGGGGTGGAATGAATGTTAAATACAATAGATACCTCAAAACCAGTATGTTTGGATATTGAAACTAAAGGTCTTGATAGACATAGACATGCTATTACCTCAATTCAGCTAGGATTCACATATACTGAAACACAAGTATATACTAGGAAGTTCTTTAACTGGGATAAGCTAGGCAAGAAGAGACAGATAGCCTTAATGAAAAAACTTAAGGAATGTAAATTAGTTACCCACAATGGTAAATTTGACTTACTATTCCTTTATGTTAAGACTGGTATATCCTTAAACCTATGGCTAGATACTCTTGTGCTTGCTCACGTTTGTGGAGAAGAAGAGCTAGGTCTTAAACCACTCACAGAGAAGTATTTTCATGTTAAGTATGATATAGCTAAAGAAGCTAAGGTAGGAGAAATCACAGATAAATTTAAGGCTTATGGTCTTGATGATGTTCTGTACCCTATGAAGCTCTTGAAGATTTTCCAAAAGAAAATTGCACGCTATGACTTGCTTAAGGTATTTAAACATGAAATGAGAGTCTATAAAGCCTACTATGAGGTTGAAAAAGGTGGAGTACCTATTAGTCCTAGAAGACATGAGGTGCTTGAAAAGCTTGAAACAGAGCTTAGACCCTACACAGAAAAACTCTTGACTTATGGAGATATAAACTGGAACTCTAATGCACAAGTAGCAAGTATTCTCTTTGCTCCTAAAGATGAGCCAGTCTATGATGAGCAAGGTGAGAGATTACCTAATACCTATGCTGTTGTGGATTCTAATGGTAAAACCATTGCTGAGTTCAAGGAACGTAAAGAAGCCAATGCACACAAGAAAGAGCATAACATTGATGGTAAAGTCAAGATGGTTAAGCATTATCTTCCTGTGGTTATTGGTTATGGTCAAGGTCTTGAAGTAGTTGAACGTACTAAAGCTGGTGCTCCTTCTGTGGGAGTAGATACACTATCTAATTATGTAGGTAATGACTGTGTGGATACTTTGCTTGAATATAAACGTATATCTAAGCTGATTACCTTTATTGAATCATGGGAAGACCTACAAGTAGACGGTAAGATTTACCCTAGCTTTAATATTACAGCAAGAACAGGTCGAACTACTTGTAATAACCCTAATTTACAGCAGTGTCCTCAGGATAGCTATGTGCGTAACCTTATTGAAGCTAGACCAGGTTGGAAACTAGCTGAACTTGACTACTCACAGTTAGAGCTTCGTGTGGCTAGTTGGTTATCAGGTGACATAAATATGCAACACGCTTATCAATCAGGTAGTGACTTGCACAGTAAGACTACAGAGCTTCTGTTTGGTGATACTAGTGAGTTAAGCCATGATGAGCAGAAGAGAAAGCGTACCCAAAGTAAGAGTGCGAACTTCGGATTTTTATACGGAATGGTTGCAAAAACATTTATTACCTATGCTAAAGGATATGGACTAGACCTTACACAAGAGGATAGTGAGAAAATCCGTGCTGATTTCTTTAATGCCTATCCTAGATTGCTTGTGTGGCATGAAGAGTGTAAGGAATTTGCTAGACAGCATGGTTATATAGAGTCACCTATTGGACGTAAAAGATGGTTTGATAATATCAATAGCTATGACTTTAAAAAGCGTTCTGCTGATGAAAGACAAGCCATTAACTCACCAGTGCAAGGTTTTGGGTCTGACCTGTGTACCAGTGCTTTAGCTGAGATTGTATTCAGCAAGGAACTAGACCACACAAGATTTAATGTACTAGGCTCTGTGCATGATGCCATTCTTTTTGAGATTAAAGATGACTATGTAGAAGAACTAGTACCTAAACTACAATCAATTATGGAGAATCCTCCTATAGTCGAAGGGTTAGATGTACCTATCCCTCTTGTGGCTGATGTAGAAGTTTCTTCATGTTGGGGAGGACACTAATGCACTTATATGACAAGTACAGTTACTCTATGGAAGACTATAAAAAGCTCAGAGAGAAGAATAGACTGTGCTTTCAAGCAGATATAGAACACTACTGTAGAAACCAAATTGACTATGAACCTAAGTATGAGATTGGTGTAGAGGGTAGAGAATATGTGATGTGCAAGTTTATAAAGGGGCTTAGAAACATTAACAAACACTATGGAGAAAATGTTACTATTTTTGCTAGTTTTGATGAAATGTACAAGCTCAACTTTAGACTACCATCTAACATAGACTTTATGATTATGCACAACAGCGCTGTAACCTTTATGAAAACACGCTACGTCTCACACAATATAGCCTTTACTTATGCTGTGGGGGATAGAGGGAATCAGTTACAGATTCACTATCCAGCTAACACACCAGAGGTAGAGGAACTTGCTAAGTTCATTATCAGAAATGGTTTTAGAGAGTATGTACGCAGTTGACGAATACTTTGATGGGGAATTAGTAGAAGAGCATGTATTTCTCACCTATGAGAAAGCCTATGCCTTCTATGACCTCATGTTCAATAAGACTAAATCTACCTACTTTGTGAGGTATGAATACCGAGGTTTAATACATGACAGTAAACAAGAACAGCTCAGTTGGTATTACTGAGGATATTATAACTAATATCATGCACTTAGGTGCTAGTGAATACCATCTTGAAATTCTTATCCGTAAATATGAAGACCAAATTAAGTTTTGGTACAATATTGACACACCAGACTTGCAGTCAGAAGAAGACAAGATTGCTATCTATGACACAAAGGACAAAGTGAATCAGATTACAATGACACTACAGCAGGTCACAGAACAGCGTAGAAGGGCTATGGAGCTACTTAAATCACAAGCTAATGATAATGGCAACCCTGACCTTTGGTGCTTGTTAAAACATGTTCTCGTGGCTGTGATAACGTCCTTTGAAGCATGGCAAGTAGATATTGCTAATGATAATGTTAAGTTTGTATTCTTGGAGCAGTCTCGTGTGGCTAATCAAGTATTGGCAATGTTCTTGGGCTATGAAATAACTCCTTGTAGCGCTTGTTTAACTGACCAATTAAAAGAGGATGGAAAATAAAAGGGAAAATTTTTAAATTTTCTCTAATTTCCTCTTGACAAATATCCGAATATAGGTTAAACTAGTATATGTAGAAAGGAGCAAGACATGAAAGAACAAATTTTAAAAAGTCTTGAGACCATGAGCAAAGCTCAGTTGAGTAAGGAAATTGGTATCTCACCATTCATCTTAAACAAGTTTATCTCTAGTAAAATGGAAACAATTAGAACTGAATACTTGGATAAGGTAAAAGCCTATTACGGAGAAGAGGAGTTACCTAAACAAGAAAGAGCTACACTCTCTGTAGAAGTACCTGAATTATCCAAAGAAGAGATTAAATTTTTCAACACACTAAATGTTAGTGGGATTTATGATAAAATTAGCACACTAGGCTACATTAACTATGTATTTATGTCTAAAGTAAGACAATCACAACCTTGGTTTATCCGTTTAGCACGAGGTAAGAAGGCTGATGATGTAAAAGATATTGTTAAACGCTTAGGATTGGCTGTTCTGTGTGGACGTTACCTTGAGAAAGAGGTTGAGAAAACTTATGCAATTAAGTTACCATCAGAACACTACTTTTGTAAATATGGTAATGGAAGCACTGGTTGGTCTGTAGAGCCTAATAAATTTACAATTAAGTCAACTAATAAAGAAGAACTAGCTAAAGAGTATCCTGAATTTAAGGAGTTCATTGTTGAGCTTGGTGTGCTAATTGAGCATTACAATGGAAAGCCAAGAGGATATACAATTAATGAGCGTACTAGGAAGAAGAATTAGAGAGCTACGTCTCTCAAATAAGATGACACAAATGCAACTATCTAAGCGATTGGGTTATAAAAATAACTCTCGTGTGGCTAGTTGGGAAAATGGTCATAATATACCGTCTGCTATGAATGTTAAGCGACTATCTGAGGTGTTTGAGGTGGATTTGATGCAATATGTTAAAGAAGGTGTGCCTACTATTGACATTGAGGTTGGACGAATTATCAGAAAAGCTAAACAGCTTGGTAAAACTCGTATGCAGACAATAAAAGCCCTAGATAAAAAAGGACTGATAACAGAAGAAAATGAAAAGAAAGTTTTTGAAGCTGTACTGTCTGGTAAGTGGGTGTCTACTATTGCTCCTAAGCCTAGCACTAATGCTGATGCTGAACAGAGTGAATGAGTTAGATAAGAAACTTACCACAGTCAAGAATGATTTGAATGTAGAGAGAACACAGCGTACTGGAGCAGATTACTCAATAGGTATGAGGTTTGATACTCTCATTCATTACTTGCAAGAAGGGAAACAACCATGAAAATAACAATGAGGATACCAAGAGAAATTGGTGAGTGGATTGAATACTGTAAGTCTTGTAGCATTACACTTTATGGTGCATTAGACCCAGTAGATAAGTTTGGTATGTCTATTGCTGAAACTTTTAAGGGTGATGCACATAAGTGTGCTAAATGGGCTAGAACAAACTCTAATGATTTTGCTTATGCTTGGGTAAATGGTTATGAAGTAGATGAGAAATACTACTATATAGTTATACCTTGTGGTGAGGGTACATATAGAAGAGTGTTTATGAATAGCAATAGAAACTTAGTAATAAGTGGGTTTACATATCATTCTGAGGAAGAAGCTAGAAAAATAGCAAAAGATAGTAGTTTTAAACTTACAAAGAAGATGATTAAAGATTCTCCTTTATCATGGGCTTGGCAGTTTGCTAAAGAATTGGAGTTGTAATTATGAAATATTTGAAAGTTAGTGATAAGTTAAAGACTACAGTAGATAGGCTTATAGCAGGTGGGCATAATGCTAAATATATTTACCTAGTTAGTATTAAGTTCATAACAGATAAGGAAATGGAGTTCTATATCCCATCATTTGAACTAGCAAGGTTTGAAAGTTATCTAAGTGAATCAAAAATTTTTAGGTTGGCTTATATAGATTCTGGGGATGTTATGATAAATCCTAATACTATTATTGCTGTTTTGTTAGGACAGAAGGAGTTTACTAATGGATAATTTATTAGAAGCATTAGCAAAAGGTATGAATGTATCTATAGATGGTATCTCGGAATTACTTGGCTCTATTAAGGACAACACACCACAGCTCTATGAACAACTTGTTAGGGAGTGGACTTACTATACTGTGCTAAGTAAAACTTCCTTTACTCTGTTTATTATAGTTGTGATTTTAGCAGTTGCATTAGTTGGAATCTATAAAAATTGTATTGTTGATTGGTGTGGGTTAGACTATAAAGATGTTCCAGGTGATTTATCTAGATATGATTATGCTAAAGTTCTTACACAACAGAATGTGAATCAGAATATGAACACTTTCAAGAAGCTACTAACTGCAATTATAGTGGTACTTGTATTAGCTTTTGTGGTTCATATTAGTAAGTATCTTCTAGCACCTAATTACTCAATTATTGTAGATGAAATTCTACCTAAGTTGTCACATAAATAGGAGGAACTATGAAATTTAGTGTATCTCGTGTGAACACCTACCTAGAGAATCCTTGGGAGCATTGGTGTAAATACATTGCTGGGTATAAAGAGTTACCTTCTCCTGAACGTACAAAGTACATGGATAGAGGTACAGTATTCCACACAGCTATGGAACTAATGGCACAGCATGATGGAAAACTCACAGAAGAACAGCTTAAAGAGATGACCCTTAAAGTGCATGAGTTTTCACCATTCAGTGATGAAGCTAGACACACAGGCTTGCTTGCTGTGGAACGCTATCTTGCAGAAGGTGAAACTGTAGATTTCACCAAGGTAGTAGAAACAGAGAAGAAGATTGAACTTAAATTACCTAATGGTCATGAGTTCATTGGATTCATTGATGCTGTGATTGATAATGGTGATGGTACTGTGTCTCTTATTGACTACAAGACCTATAGTGAAGCACCACAAGAAGCCAAGATGAAGTATAGCCTTCAAGGTAACATGTACATGGAAGTCATGACTAAGCTAGGCTATAAAGTAAAAGATTTCTGCTTTGAATGTGTGAACCCTAAAGAGGTCTTAAAAGGCAGAATGTATCGTGTGAAGCATATTAAATTCCCTTACAATAAGTATCGTGGAGCTGATATGTTTGAGCAATTCTGTGAATTAACTACAATGATTGCCAAAAACCCTAATCTTCGTATGTATACACCACCAGAAAAAAGACAACCTGGAGTATATGACTACTTCTATAAAGTCTATATTGGTGATGTTGTAGAAGATTTAGATGAATTTATTGAAAAAAGTTTTAAAAAAGTTGAAATTACCTCTTGACAAGGTAACACGTTTTTGATAAACTAGTCTTGTGGTGGTAGAGCTAATCACTTTAAACCCTCTACAAATATTATTAAGGAGGTTAGCACAATGGCTAACAAAAAAGAACTATTTGTCTCACTCGCTCAAGAACTTGGAATTGAATTACCAACTGACTTTCTTGAACCACGTTACATTATCTTCGTAGGTAAGAAACCACGTCGTGTTAAAGCACCATACATTGCTATCAATGCTAATGGAGAGCTTTCTGGATTCACAGAAGAAGCTGACGTACTTGGTCATGGTACTGACAAGATTGGTAAATTCACTCTTGCTGAAATCGAAGAACGTTTCCCTCAATTCAATCATGAAGCGTTCCTAGTTAAAGTAGATTAAAGGAGATAGGCTACATAGTTTATCTGTGTAGCCTTAACTTTTATATGGAATGTAAGATTTTTGAAGATAAAAGTAGGCATGACCTTGAAAAAATGATAAATGAATTTATCAAATACAAGGTAGATGTAAGTATATCAATAACTTCTACTAAGTGGGGATACTCTACATACTATACAGCTATTGTTTGCTATAAAGTGAGGTAAGATATGGCTAAAGATACTTTTACTAAAACGTTTAAAACAGCTAATCAAGAACAGTTTGATGCAAACTTAAACAAGTTCCTTAGTAGTGAAGATAAAATTGTCACAAGCGTTAAGTTTGGTGATGGTCGTGTAACTTTTAATGGAATTATTGTAGAAAAAGAAGAAGAGAAAAAAGATGCTTAAGTTTATTTGGGCACAAGATAAGAATGGACTTATTGGTAATAAAGGGAGATTACCTTGGTCTAACAGCGCTGACCTTAACTACTTTAAAAACCAAACAACAGGTGGAGTAGTGGTTATGGGTCTAGCTACATGGGTATCAATCGGAAGTAAACCTCTTAAGGGTAGAATCAATGTGGTATTGACACACAAAGATGAGATTGATGGCTATGATGATGAGAATGTTTACATTGCTAACTCTGTGGAGGAGGTCTTACAGTTTGAAAAAGAAACTGACCGAGATGTTTGGGTCATTGGAGGAGCAAGAACATTCAAAGCCTTTGAAGATTACTGTGAGGAAGTAGTAGTAAGTACCATTGATGGAGATTACAGTGGTGATACCTACTACACAGGCTTAAAAGATAAGCTCACAGAAGATAAAGTAGTAGTAACAACGAAAGGTGAAGGCTTCACTGTGAAGCACTATAGGTTAGTAGAATGATTGAAGCACTTTTAGCAGTGATTACTGTACTGATTATAGCTCTGTGTGTATCCATTTACTTTCTAATAGTCCTACAAGGCTCTAAAACGTCTCTAGAAGACGATAAAGAGCATCTTGGACATATTATAAGCAACTACAGAAAAAGTGAAGAGAGACAAATTGAGAGCCTTCTAGGAGGTATTGATGGTGTCACTTCTGTAAGCCTATCTCCAATCCGTTACTTGGAGTTGATGAAAGCTGAGGAAGACTTGGCTGAATACAGACTAAAGATTAGGAAGATTGGAGATTATCATGAGTGATGACTTATATAAGTTACTAGAACAAGCTCTAATTGTTATCTTTGCTCTCTCCGTGTTTTATATTGACAGACGAGGTAAGAAGTAATGGGCGAAGATATTAGAAATCCAGAGCGCTATACACACACAAAATTAGAGTGTTGGGATTTTTGGTTAGATGCTATGCTCAATCCACTAATCTGCTCTGCTGTTAAGTATGTGTGGAGGTATAAGTACAAGAATGGTTTAGCTGACCTTGAGAAAACAATAGAATTTCTTGAGAAGGCTGAAAACTCAATGTTAGAAGTGTACTATACTGAAAAAGAGTATTACCTAGATGATGAAGATGTCAAAGATGGACTTGATGCTACTCAAATTCTTTTTATGAAAGGTGCTACCCTTACTACTAGAAGCTCTACATACCTAACAGGTATTGACATTATGAAATATGCCTTAGTAAAACTTATAGAGGAATACAAAACAACAAATGACTAAAATTGAATTAGCCCTTGTGATTATTGTAGCTGTGTACTTTGGATTGAATTTCTTTGTACACCTATATGAATTGCTACATAATTTCAAAGTAATTAAACTAAAGGTACGAGATGATGGTGTGAACCCTGTCAATCGTATTGTAGTTGGAGATTGGATTGACCTAGAATCCAACACAAAACTAAGCTATAAAGCTGGTGACACAGTAGTAATTGACTTTGGTGTAGCTATGGAGCTTCCTAAAGGTTATGAAGCACACATACTACCACGCTCAAGCACTTTCCAAAACACTGGTCTATTACTCACAAACAGTATGGGTGTCATTGATAACTCTTTCTGTGGAGATAATGACTTTTGGGGTGCTAAGTTCTATGCTACTAGAGAAGGTAGCATTGAGAAAGGTCAACGCTTGTGTCAGTTCAGAATTATGAAGAACCAACCTGAGTTACATTTCAAGGAAGTATTGAGCCTTGGTAATGCTGACCGTGGTGGGTATGGTTCAACTGGAAAGTAGGATAGAATGAAGCTAAAGAAACTTAATAAAATTAAGCTACACACAATGACTGTGTTCTATGGAGCACCTGGGTCTGGTAAGTCTAGCTTTATCAACTCATTACCAGGTAATGTATTGATTATTGACACAGACCGTGGACTTGCTTCTGTGGAACAAGATGACCGTTTCTCTGTAGCTGAGTGTACTAGCTGGAATGATGTGATTGAAGCTCTAAGCTTTGCTAAAGACTTTGATAGTATCGCTGTAGACCACTTATCTAATGTTCAAGAGCTTTGCTACAAAGATATTATGGAAACTAATAACGTCAAGAAAATGCTTATTAACCATTATGGTGAAGCATCTACTCGCTTGAAAGCATTTATTGATGAGCTTGTGGACTTATCTTATCAAGGTAAGAATGTGTATGTTATTGCACAAGAAAAGAACTTGAACATTGAAGATGTAGTAGATGAGAATGTACCAGCACAGACTGTACCTAACCTTATGGATAGTGTGGCTAAGTACATTACAGCATCATCTCGTATCATTGGTCATACAGAGCGTGTGACTAAATCTAAGATTGTTAAGGGTGAGAAAAAGGTTAAGGACTTCTACCAAGTACGTCTTGCAGGAAATCCTATCTATACCCTTAAGGTAACTCGTAAGCCTGGTCTTACAATCCCTGACACAATGGTTAACCCTACATGGGAAGCTGTTGTGGGATTGACTGATGGTAGCACACAAGCAAAAACGAAAGAGGTTAAAGAATAATGTCAATTATTACTGTACAAGCAACTAAAAGAGAAGATTTTGCCTATGAACCTGGAAGATATGAAGCGGTTATCCAAGGTGTAGAGCAGACTGTATCACGCTCACAGATTGATATGGTTAAAGTAACACTTAAAGGTGACTTTGGTAAAAACGCTCCTCACACAATCACTTCATTCATGTTGGATAACAAGATTGGACGTGAACAACTTTATAGCTTACTCTCAGCATTAGGTATGCAAGATGAAGAAGCTGTAGATACTGATGACCTTCAAGGTAAATATGTAGGTATTGTAATTAAAGAGGGTCAACCTTATAATGACAAACCTTCATGGAACGTTGTAGACTTCTTTGCTCTTGATGAAGATGATTCTGATGATGACGTAGATGTAGACACAGACGATTGGTCTGATGCAGAGTAATTAAATAGTAGGGTGAGTGACTAACAAACTAAACTATAACAGAAGAAAGATTTAATTTCTAATTAACACCTAGTCACTCCTCTCATAGAGCTGGTAGGAAACACTCCTTAATTTGTTAAATTTTCATGCTGATTTTACCTGTAATACGTTTTCCTTAAGCCATTAGCAGATTACCTGCCAGTTCCATGAGGGGAAGCCCTCGTCATGATTTTTACTCTTAATATAATTCTAGCGTGGAAGGATTTTCCTTCCTAAATGCACACAATTATTTATGGTATCCTCTGTCTCCTGTTTTTTAAAAATGATTGTCATAAATAATAAATTATCAAAAGATTGAATAGCACTCTCAGGGTAAGTTTCAAATTCATAGTCAAATTCCAATACAGAACGCTTTCGCTTTATAGTAATTAAATTGTGTGCATCTAGGAGGGTAAATATGTCAATAACATTAGATGGTCTTAAAGAGTATGTACTCCTAAGACGTGATGCCTTTGAATACAAGTATGATTTGAATGGTATGAAAAGAAACCCCTTGTACCGTAAGCACTATCCAAACAACCTTAAATACTTAGATAAAACTTCACAGATTCTAATTAGGACAATGAACAATCACCCTGTACCTATTAGAGAGAAATTACTTACTGTGCTAGTGTATCGTTTTGTTGGTGATAAGGACTTTGTGAGAAGACATACGAATAAGCAAGGTATGATAACACTCAAAGAGCTTAATATCTTGGCTAAGAAGCTAGACAATGAAAAGACTAGACTAGTACACAGATATGCAACACCACTGAGCAAAAGAGGAATCACAGGGCTTAGTAGAGGAGAGTTCTTACTCGCTGTGGCTTGTGACTTCTTGGATAAACTTCCACCAGATAACTTCTACAAGTGGAAGACCTCAGAGATTGCTAGACAGTTCATTGAGTTTGAGAATGTATATGGAATCAGTTATACTATGGCTTATCAGTTAGCTTCTGATATAAGTTATATAAATGAGCTGTGTGTTAAGATTGATTTTATAAAGGCTATACCTGAGAGAGCTAGAGAAATGTTCTCTTACATTACAGGTCAACCTTATAGACTAGAACGCTATGAACAATTCACCTATGAGTTTATGGATTGGTATGCAAACCAAGATTTTCTAGAGAATAAAGAAAGACTTGTGCTACCTCATGATGTTACACAAATGTTGTTAGGATATAGGCTCTATACTTTTGGAGGAGCACTAATAACTAGACACAGAATAGAACGTAAGCCTAGAAGAATTACAGGTGGTATTGTTATTTCAAGGAGTATGTATGAGTATTATAAAGAAAGTGTGGATTCTAAAAAGGATTGATGAGCTAGGTAATTGCTACCACACCTTAGAAATTAGTAATTATGTCACACGGAACAAATTCATTAGAGAATGGATTGGAGATGAGACTGTGTACACAAGAACTAAAGAGGGTGACGTAGATATTATCCTTAAACGTAACGGAGAGGAGCTGTGGTACTATGAAGACTACCCAGAATCTTACCGCTGATAAAGCATCAGATAAGTATATAGAACTTGAGAAGCTTTATAAAGAGATTGGTAAGGAGATAAAAGAAACTCTTGACCACAGAAAGCTTAAGAAGCTCAGACGTAAACGTAAGCTCATTAGAGCTGAACAGAATATGCTTTACCCTTATATGGTCAACACAGGTTATGTAGCTTACACAGAGCATGTATTAGGTTTAAAGGGTAATCAAGCCCTATATGGCAGATATATAAGAGGTAAGAAATGATAGACATTGAAATTCTAAGAAGAAAGGCTAAGAGAGGTATCTCATTCCCTAAGCAGACTCCACAGTGGGTTGAATTGTTTGGTGTGAGATGCCTAGCCATTGGATTTTATAGAGGTGATGAGAGACGTATTCTATTTCTAGCTAATAAACCTACAAGTGGATTCCATAATGGACATAAGATATTTAAGTTTATTCTATCGCTAGAAGCTAGATGCTATGAGCTACCATTCACAGGACAAGTAGACTTAGGTATAGAGAAGTTCTCTAGGGGGTTTTATATATAGGAGTATATAATGGAAACATTAGATGAACTAATAAGAAAAATAGAAGATAATTTAGAAGAAGATTGGGTAAAGTTAAAAGAAATTCCAAAGAGGTGTATATTAAAGAAAGCCTATGAATTAGTAAATGTGCCTGGTTATTTTGTTACAATATATTATCCAGATAGTGGGGGTGAAGAGTTTTTGTTTATATCGGATGTAAAGAATAAACAAGAGTTTCATGATGCTCCTTCTTTATTTAAAACAAAATGCTTTAAGCATAGGTGTAGATGGGTATGGGGAAATGACGTAGAAATTGAAGAGTGTAAGGGTTTTTACATTTAGGAGAATATGATACAATGGATGAATTGTTTAAAACTATAAAAAGTAACTTAGCTTATTATTATAAGGTAAAACATAAACCTAAAAGGTGTTGTCTTAATGATTATCTTGGTTTAATAAAAGAACCTGGATATGTTGTTAAACTAATTCATGATGATGGCTGTGTAGATTTATTATTTATAGCTGATGAGAGACAAAAGAAACAAATTTATGGCTATGGTTTTATCATTGAACGGAGTGAAGCATTAGCTAGACGTTGTTTGTTATTAGAAGATAAGGCTGTTAAAATCATAGAGAAAGGACTATGGATATGACGAATATAGAAAAAGTAATAAAAGCTATTAAAGAGAAAGGGTTTACTATTATACAATATCCTTGTGATGCTTCTATACAAAAGGAAGATGAGGAACAAGTATTCTTTGGTAAAACTCCTTTTGGAGAAAATGTATATGAATTGTTTATAAATAATGAGCCTGATGGACGTAATTTCCATAATGGTTGCTCAGTGTTAGGTAGTCACAATAGAATACCAGATATAATATGGTTTAAAGAAGTACATGATAAAATAACTATACTTGGACAGTTTTATATTTGAGGGTATAAAGATGGAAAAACATCAAGAGGAATATTTAGAATTATTAAAAGATAAGTATGTAATAAATAATATCTACCAAAGAGTTACTTATAAAAGAGTTAAAGGTATAGTTGATATTGGGATTGCAGTAGAAGTAAAAAATTTAGATACTGGGACAGTATTTGCAGTATTCATAGCAGACAAGCCAAGAAAGTATTTACATAAGTTTGCATCACGATTAGAGAGTGGACATCTACCACCTTGTGTGTGGCTTGCTAAATTATCTGATAAAGAATTTGAGATACATAAAGGATTCTTCATATAAAACAAAAGAGCCTAATTGGCTCTCTTTTATTTATTCTTTTTATCATCACAGTTACAGTCATCTTTAGGAATCTCTGTGAACTTCAAGCAGTCAGGTAGGTCTTTACCTTCAATGATAGGCACATACTCAACCTTGAATTGGTGAAGTCTGAATATACCACTAGCTGAGTTTTCTGGAACAACTCTTACCTTAATGTATTGACCAGCAGGTACAATGATTGTGTCAGACATTTCCATAGCACCATCAGATATACCAGTCATTTGCCAATGCACAGAGCGTTGTTTAACCATGTCTGTAGTATAGCTTTCTCCACTGTGATAGACTACAATCTGCATTGTGTTATCCTCTTGTGGGTTTAATGTAGTACCATCAGCACACCAACGTAGGAACACACGGTACTGTCTATCTGTGAGCTGTCTACGCTTATCATCATTCTCAAAGTCCACACCAGTAGTAGAATCCATGTAGAGGTCAATGTCATACTCTTTAGTAATAGGAGCATAGAATGTAGCAGAAGATACAGCAGAGTTACGAGAGTAGTTCGTGTGTACCTTACCCATATCTCCAATAGATGCTACATACTCACCCATACACTGTACCATATCCCACAAAGCACAGATATTCTCAATGTAGTGGTTAAGCTGACAAGCTAGTTTCTTAATGAATGATGAGAAGAACTTAGGGTTATAGCACTTCTGTGATTCTGCCATACAAGCAAAACGTCCTACACCTTTGTTATTCTCTTCCACAAGCCTATCACAGTCAGCAATAGGAATATCTTCACAGTCACAGCTATCATACCAGCATCTATCTTTAGGATTCTCATTGTAACTCTTGAAAGATGCTTCATTCAGTCTTGTGTTTTTGTTATCTTCGTAAGCCATTATCTACCAATCTTTCCTTGTTGTTTCCATGTACCATCTTTCCTTATAGCGTTACCAGAAGCAGAGTAAGGTGGAAGGTATACCCCTGTGCTGGTTGTACCATAAGGTTTACCAGCGTCCTCAGCATTGATACTTGTATCTTGCTTACCTCTTTTTCTGATAATCATGTCAATCTTCTTGGTTGTGAATGATAACCATTGACCACTATTTCTAATAGCCCAAGGTCTAATCTTAGCTACTTTGTCATAGAGGATTGTAATATCTCTAGTCTCAGTAGGCTCAATAGGTGCTGTTGGTGTATAGTAAGTGAATGTCTCACCACGAGAAGCATTACCAAAGAAAGCTAACTCAAATGATGAGTTTGGACCTTCTCCAGTTGGGTCATAGATAGTTGTTCTTCCTAGCCTATTACCTCGTGCATTAAAATCAATCCTACTACCTACCCCAGCAAGTACAAATGAACCTCTAGGAATGTCATAATGTTTGTTATACTTAGCTCCTTTATCATCACCTATATAAGTACCATCATAACTAAGGTTAGAACCAGAAGGTCTAGAATACACAGTAGTTGAATCACTATAGTTAGCACTTACACGTTGATAATAGTCAGTATCTACTACGGCTGTGGAAGTGATTAGTTTAATAGGATTTCCTGATGAATCTTCAAAGTATATAGAGTAATTTATACTGTAGACATCATAAAACCATATACCCAATCCATCAGTATCCTCATAAGGAGCTATCCAAATACCAGGAGTAACCCCATTAAAGGAGGTTTCATAATAATTATGTACTAATATTCTTAAGTAAACAGCTTTTCCAGAAATGGTATATGACACAGGATAAGGTAGTCTTATATTAAGACCTGGATACATACCCCTTGCCCCTTTTTTACCTGAATAATTGTATTCAGGGTTTCTACCATATCGGATAGGGCTTGCTAATACTTCTACACCAGGCTGTTCTGTGAATACTTTAAATGCGTTAAAATAGTCATAAGAACCTGGTCTACTTGTGTTAAATTGAGCTACACCAGATATATTACCATAATCAAAGAAACCAGATTGATTTCTATAACTATTGACTTTCTCTAAATTTCTCCTATTAGCAGATATAAGGCTCATGTACTCAGCCATATCTCTATTGTATTTCATAACAGCATAACTGCTATTATAACTACTCTCAGAAGGAGTTCTTTTTTGAGATTCATACAATTCCCTTGCATTATAACCTTGGAATGTTTTTTGTGTCTCAGCTATTAAAGTATCAAATGAATCATAGCCTACCCTCACAGGAGAAGCTAAGTCTTGTCCTGTTTGGGCATCTTTATAATAGATATTATAATTAAACTTAGCCATTAAATTCCTCCTGTAAGGTCATTCTCTGTGCTACCATTGTTTGTTCTAATAAAGGCATTACCGTCAGGTTGTCCTCCAAAGAGGTTGATATTACCTGTAGCAAGGTGTCTATTAGGTTTAAGATTACCCTTGAAGATAGTATCTCCAGTTTGTTCCCAAGCACCAGAGCCTTTAAGGTCTTCAAGTAACTTAGTGAAAGCATCTTTAAGCTCATTGTACTGATTCACCGTAACATAGTTACTTAGGTCAGGCTGAGGAATCTCCACAGAATTACCATTAGAAATGGTTAGCCTATTGTTTGAGATAGAGAGTGTCTGATTATCATTGTCTCTCTTAGCTTCAAGCACACCAAGTCTACGTTTAATATCTGCATCATTGTAAGGAGTAGGGGTAGGAATATCTACCTCTCCACCTCCATTAGATAACACAATCTTGTTGCCCTGTTTACTTATAGTTTGCTTGTCATTTCTAAGTGCCCATGAACCCATGTTTTGAACAGTAATATTATTACCATTCACAGAGGTTACTTTGTAGAACTCTGTGTTAGAAGCATCATTCCCTGACCAGTAGTCTTGAATAGTATCACCAACTTTAACTCCATCAGGGTTTATTAAATATGATTTTTGTATTGTAGTAGTAGCTCCTACTGCTCCAGATGATATATCTCCTTTAGCCCATCTAGTAACAGTATCTTTGTCTGTTCTATCCTCTAAAGCCTTGACTCTATTTCTTAATGCTGTGTCATCATAAGCAATACCAATAGTATCCTTATCATCAAACTCCACAGTCTTAGGCTGACCAGTCACAAAGTTATAAGTAAGTTTTACCTTATTACCAGTACGACTAGCAGTTACTCCTGTAACAAAGTTATCTGTCTTACCCTCTAATGCTGTGAGCCTACGTTTAACATCAGTATCATTGTAGATAGTATCTCTGTCCTCTGGGAGTGTAATAGAGTTTCCCCCACTAATAGAAACAGTTCTATTGTTGATTGTGAGGGTTTGGTTATCTCTATCTTGTTTATTCTCTAAAGCAGTTATTCTAGCTTTTAATGGAGCATCATCATAGGCTGTAACAGTAGGTGTTGGTTGTTGCTCATTCTTAATATAAGTAGTCTTTGACATTAGTTTAACCTCGGTATGTTGTAGTATTTATTGTCACTTTGGTTTTTCAGAACAACAGTTCCTTGCACAGATTGGATATAGAATCTCACATTTTTAAGTGTAAGATTTAACTTACCTATTACAACATCATTCTTTTTAACCTCAATTTCAATAGGCTCTGATGAATCAAGTTCTTCTTTAGTAATATAATGTGTGTAATACTCTGTATGAGAACTTAGCACAACACTCCATATAATTTTAGGTTTCAGAGAAACCATTGCTTTATTATTTGAGTCTTTCCAACTAGCATATATATTACTATCAAACCTAATACCGTTACTTAAAGTAGTATACCCATCAAAATCTACTATAGTGTTATTTGTTGATAGTCCTGTGATTCTGAAATTACTACCAGATATGTTAGATGCACCTACACCAGTATAGTTAAAATTACCTTCATAATCAAATAAGATACCTGCTTCCATAAGAAGGTTTCTCTGTTCAGTTCCATCATTATTCACAGCATAAGAAATACTATCTTTAATAGCACTATCATATCTTTTATCTGATGTTATTGGTATATGCCTTGTACTACTTGGGTAAGGGAATGATAAATCCTTATTCAAAGCCATTTCAATGTGGAATGTATTATCACTATCAAGGAATAACCCATTACCTTTAGCCTTATACTTAGTGTCTTTATCCTCTTTAGCTTCTAAAGCATTAAGTCTATTGACCACAGAGGAGTCATCATAAGGTTGTACATTATTAGGCTGTGGTAATTCTACTTCACCCCCACCATTAGAGAGAATGAGCTTATTACCCTCTTTTGTGATGGTCTGTTTGTCATTAGGTAGAGTTACACTATTACCATTAGAGATACTTAACACACGAGAGCTATTATCTAGTGTGAGATTCTGATTATCTCTATCTTGCTTGGCTTCTAATGTCTCAATTCTATCAAATAATGCTTTATTAGGATAAGGTCTGGATTCTAAGTTATCTAACCTTTCCTTTACAGCCCTATCATCATATACTGTGTCCTTATCTGGTTTGTCCTCTAAGGCTTTAACCCTAGCTTTTAAGGCTGTATCATCATAGGCTAAACTAATTGTATCCTTATCCTCAAATTCAACCTCTTTAGGAGCGCCATTCACAAAGGTATAGGTAAGCTTAACCTTATTTCCTTCTCTTGAAACAGTCACACCACTCACAAAGTTATCAGCTTTATCTTCCACAGCTTGAATACGTCTACGGAGTTCAGCATCATTATACACGGTGTCTCTATCTTCTGGTAGGTTGATTGCATTACCATTACTGATAGTGATTGTTCTACCATTGATAGCAAGGCTCTGTGTATCATTAGGAAGGGTTACTGTATTCCCTCTTGTAATTGTAAGTTCTCTTGTGCTTCTATCTAATTCAAGATTCTGTGGCTTCTGTACAGCTCCTCCAGCTCCTCCCATGAGAATCCAACTAGACCTATCAGGAGCTAGAGCATACATATTCCCATCAGGAGTTCTGAACAAATGGTCAAAGTCACCCATGAAAGTGTCAGGAAGACTATCCACAGGAGCAATCCAAGTGTCTTTAGGGTAAGTGCAATCTCTACAAAATGTATTGGGATTTCCTCCACAAGAATAACAACCCATTATTAGATACCTCCTGTTAAGTCGTTTTCTGTACTTCCGTTATTAGTACGGATAAAGTATTGTCCGTCTGGTTGACCACCGAACAAGTTGATATTACCAGTAGCAATATTTCTGTTAGGTACAAAGTCACCATCTAGTCCACCTTGCCAAGCTCCACTAGCTTGTAAGTTGTTTATAATCTTATTTAAAGCTCTCTTAAGCTTCTCATTCTCTGCTCTTAAATCAGCATCATTGTAGGGTTGTGAAGGACTAGGAATGTTCCCTGTAAAACTAATAGTACCATCTTTAGAAATACTAATTAAGTTACCTGCTTTATAGGTAGGAGCAGTAGAACCTCCACCAGCATTATTAGCTAACCAACATAGCTGATTAGATACATTCTTATTGAAACACCACTGTGAGTAGGCAAACTTGGCTGTTTGGTCTACAATCTCACACATTTGGCTATCCCTAAGAACTAGAGCGTGCATTTTTATTTTATCATCATTCTGTGCTAAGAGTGATTGGCAAGCTGTCTTACCAACTACTATATCCTCACACTGACAGTTTACACAATCTGACATTAGTTATCTCCTAAACAATCAAAATCGCATGACATTAAGTCACATTCTTCTATAGGGGGTATAGGTTTTGGAGGTTCATGAAGGTCTACAGTTTCTCCTTCAAAGTCATTACCAAAGAAGTCCATCCACCAGTTATTATCTCCTCCACCATCAGTATCAATGTAGTTTACTCCAGGGTGGTTAGCTATAATCTCCCAATCAATCTTTGTGCCTACTCCTGCATACACAAGAGAGCCTAGAGGAATACTGCTTTCATTTTTAGCATCAAAGCTATCCTCAGCACTGATGTACCCACCATTCATTACAAGTCTTGAACCTGGAGGGTTTTTAACAAGGGTTTTACTATTATTAAAACTAGCCCAAAATCCTTGTCTATAGTCAATATCATTCACAGCATTTACTACCATAAGATTGATAGGCTGGTCAGATTCATCTAAGAACTCAAAAGTACCAGTTACCTTATAGTAGTTACCCACATGGATTCTAATAGCACCATCACCATTTCTAACAATTATCCAGTTACTACTCTCTGTTTGTGCGTGTGAACTTAGTTCATAACTATTGATAGTTACCCTTAAGTTGATGGTTTTACCACTACTAGTCCTTCCTACTCTTGTTAGAGTTGTGGATATTCCTGGATATAAGTCTGTAGAGTAGTAGTCCACTTGAGTATTATTATCAAAAGTGATACCCCCAGAAGCATAGTCAACACCATCTTTAGAGGTTGCTAGTGATAGTTTGGAGAAGTAAGAAAAACTACCAGTCCTAGAAGAATCAAAGTCGCCTGATACAAAGATGCCATCAACCTCTTCTACAGTAGGGTCTTTTTTCATTTCCTCTAACCGTTTCTTGGCTTTAGCCAATCTTACAAGTTGCTCTTCGTAGATGGCTTTAGCTTCGTTGTAGATACCTTTTTTATCATTAGGAGTATTAGGCTCTTTCTGCTTGTACTTCTTAATCATGTCCTTGTTACGCTTTACTGTGATTGAGTTAGCTTCAATGATATTAGCTTTCATACAATGTAAGGTTACACACAAAGACTTAATCTTCTTCTGTAAGCACACCATACGTTGTAGTACATCACAGATAGTCTTGATAATCTTTCTTAATCTACACCAAAGCCTAAATACACCCTTCTGTGTATTAGGAACAACATCACACTGCTCAGAGTCTTTGATTATATCACCAGCACGCTTAATATCCTCTTGTGATTCATTCTTGTCACAGTATTTACCAGTGATTACTTTATCATCACAACGACAATCACAAACGTCCATAAGACCTCCTAGCACTTATCACAGCTAACCTCACAAGGTGTAACTGGTTGTTCTTTTAATACACTCAGAACCTCTGCAATACTGTCATTTTGACATTTAACAGTACCACACAAGCTATCTACTTTCTTCTCTAAGCACTCTAGCTTTCTAATGATATAACACAAGAAACCTACAATGTTTTTGATTACACACCACACACCATAGAAGGCTTGTCTAATAGCTTCTTGAAGATTACACCACTCAGAGGTTGAGATTTTCCTCATTGCTGGTCTAATCTTTAGGTCATTTAGCTCTAGTAACTTAGCACAGTTCTCTGGTCTTGGCTCAACTTTCTCACACTCACAGTGCTTATTTAAACAGTTATCTGCCATTATTCATTCTCTTTCTTGTATGTGATATTAGACAGCCCTAAGACTGTTCCCAAGAATGTATTAAAGGCTGTGAGGACTACCACAGGGGTAGTCATCTCATAACCTAATTGCACTCCTACCACACCAATAAAAGTAATGAAGGCAGGTAGTGCTGTAGTTGCTATAAATTTAGCAATATCATAAAAATCATTACTCATTTTCATTTAGGTTCTCCTAAGCAAACAATCCAACAAAGTTAAGAATCACACGTTTTCCTACCAATGATTGAGGTACTGTAGTTACTCTAACAGTTCTACCTTGATACCACATAGAGATAGGCTCATTATTGATATAGGCTTGTACCTCAATAAACTCAATAGGTTGTGGAGTACCTGCTGGAAACTCAGCTATAACCTCACTATGGTTGATTGTAGAGTAGAAGGTTGCATCTAACTTCATTACACCAAAAGAAGTAACTGGGTTATAGGATAACACAGGAGGTCTATCTCCATTGTTGTATCTTAGTTTAGTAGGCTGTTTAAACGTACCACTATACTTTGTTAGAGACTGTGCTCTCTTATTATTATCAGCAATAGCCTTATCTACTTCACCTTTTGTGTAGTGCTTTTCAAAGGCTACATCAGCATTGATTGTGAATACCTCTTCCCCATTCTCCTGTGACTTAACCACAGTAAGTCCATCAGTAGTAGACTTTAGGTTGTAGAGTGTATCTTTATCTTCTAGTTTGTTATAATTCTTAGTTGTCATTTAGTACCCCTAATTATTTAAAGTAATATAAGGTCTGTCTGTGTAATAGCTGACCTCACAAGTGTTTATCTTATCCCATATATCTGCCCATTGGTCTTTATACTTATCAAAAACATGATATGTCATATCTCCATTAGGTTCAATTTCCTCATAACCAACAGGCTCACCAGTTTCTTTAAGAGTAAGTGGAACTGTTACTGTAATAATAGGTCTAAATCCATCAGGCATCTCATACATGTTACGGACTGCAAAACTATCAAAAGTTAAATGGGTAAAGTTCCATATTTGGTTTATATACATAGACTGACCACTGTGTGTACTTAATTTTACATGTATTTGACCAATTTTACTATTAGGAAGATTTACACTATTACCGTTAGAGATGCTAAGTTTATAACCTTCAAGGGAAAGTGTTTGACTATCAGTACCACTAAGTTCATTGATGTTGTAATTTTTAGTAGTCATATTATAAACTTACCTCTTTTGTTTCATACTCAAGAAAAATCTTTGATAAAGTTATTGTTGGATTTATAATGTTTATTGTATATTCTCTATCTGCATTTATAACAAGAGGTTCACCTTTAAAGTTATTTGTGTTAAGTTGTTTAGAATATACTTTCCTAGAACCATCTTCATTTTCAACAAATACATTATAAAAGCATTGTAGTTGGAACTGACCATCATATCTGTATGAGATTCTACCATCTAGGTAATACTTACTCTTATCTGTTTTATTATTTGAATTTACTAAATCCAAGTGAAAATAATCATCATACCATGTGGTTTTAGATGTACTTAATAAGAGTATTTTAGATGTATAATCAAGAGTGTTAGACATACCAAAGTTATCTTTAACTGCCCATGTTAATCTCATAGCCATAAATAAGTCATCTTGTGTAAGATTATCATTGTTATAGCCAAAATTAGCTCCTGCAATATTATCAAATGTATTTAGCCCTCTATTAAATATCTCTTTGTTAACCTTTTTAGACTTGATAGTAAAGGCTTTTGATTTATAACTTTTAAGTGCCATTATTCTTTAAATAGTTTAAAGGGGGATAAAACCCCCACTAAACTACCCTTTCTTTTGTACTTTGTAAGAGTTACTTGAAGCAGTAACAGCAGTGAATGTAGCTTCTACATAACCTTGCTCAACTCCACCTTTAGAGATTGAGATTCTAGCTGGCTCTGTACCTTGCAACTCAGCTAGGCTAAGTGCTTTACGATATTTAACCACTTCATTCTCATTCTCAGGTTCATACACAAGGTATGCTTTCACAGTAGAACCTGTATAGAAGAACTCTACATACACAAACTCATTGATAGAGTTTCTGTGTGAACCTTGAATCTCATCTCCAGTTGTACCAGAGGTGAATCCAACTTTACCTGCCACAGTAGTTTCTTCACCTCCGAATGGAGATTTAACCCTAGCTGATACATTACCACTAAGTACAAGCTCTTTAAACTGTACATCAGAAGCATCATAAACTAGGTTAATCACACCTTCACCTTGATTTAGGGCTATAGCTTTGACAGTCTTATCTAGTTCATATTCAAGCTCTGGTTTATTTTCAAGAGCTTCAACTCTACCTCTAAGAGCACTATCATCATAGGCTACTGATACAGTATCGTTGTCTGTGAATGAGACTTCTTTGTTATCACCATTTACCATAGTGTAAGTCAACTTCACAGTATTACCTTCTCTAGATACACCTACGTTAGAGACAAAGTTATCAGTCTTACCTTCAAGAGCAGTAATCTTGTCACGCAACTCTTTATCATTATAGACTGTATCTTTATCCTCTTTAGTCTCAAGAGCTGTCAATCTAGCAGTCACAGCAGAGTCATCATAGATTGTATCCTTGTCAGGTTTAGCTTTAAGAGCTTCAACGTCTGTAGTCAAGGTGTTAATCTTGTTCTCATGCTCATCTACCATATTGTCAGTAGTAGCAATGCTATCTTTGTTAGCTTGGATAAGTTTCTTAACTTCTGTATCATCATACACAGTATCCTTATCAACCTTAGTCTCAAGGGCTGTAAGACGTTCCTTAAGTGGAGCATCATCATATACTGTGTCTTTATCTTCTTTAGTTTCTAGGGCATTCAAGCGTTCTTTAATAGGTGCATCATTATAGATAGTGTCATTATCTGCTCTATTCTCAAGGTCTTGCACACGAGCTTTAAGGGCTGTATCGTCATAAGCGATTGCCTTAGTATCATTGTCATTGAACTCAAGATTAGTAGATGAACCATCAATGTTAGTGTAAGTAAGGGTAACTACATTACCTTGTCTTGTCACACTAGCACCAGTCAAGAATGATTTAGTCTTCTCTTTAAGAGCATTGATTTCTTCATCTTGTGAAGCATTCTTAGCTTTAACCACAGTATCATCATACTTAGGAAGCTCTACAGAGTTACCGTTAGAGATAGACAATGTGTGGTCAGTAAGGCTCAATGTTTGTTTATCATTGTCCTCTTTAGCTTCAATAGCTTGGAGACGTGTATCCAAACCTTGAACCTTAGTATCAGCATCAGCTTTGTTGTCTGTGATAGACTTAGCCAATTCAGCATCTTTAGCTTTAAGAGCTTGGATTTCAGCATCTTGTGCATTATCCTTAATAGCCTGAGCACTTTCATCAGTAGTCACACGAGTAGTCAAAGCTTCAACTTTACCTTTAAGCTCAGTATCGTCATATACTGTATCTTTATCAGGCTTAGTTTCCAAAGCAGTAAGACGTTCTTTCACAGCAGTGTCATCATAAGCAAGAGTTACTGTATCAGAATCTTCAAACTCAACCTCTTTATTAGAACCATCAACATAACTATAAGTCAATTTGACTTTGTTACCTTCTTTGTTCACAGAGACACCAGATACGAAGTTATCTGTTTTAGCTTTGAGTGTGTTGATTTCATTAGTCAACTCTTGGTCTTTGTTAGCCAATTCTGTGTCTTTAGCCTTAAGCTCTTCCACATCAGCCTTCAAAGCACTGTCATCATATTTAGGAAGGGTAACTGCATTACCTCCACTGATTGACAATGTATGGTCATCAAGAGTAAGAGTTTGGTTATCATTATCAACCTTGTTTTCCAAGGCTGTAATCTTACCTTCAAGCTCTGTATTCTTAGCGTCTTGAGCTTCTTTGTTAGCAGTTACACGACCAGCAAGAGCAGTATCATCATATACAGTATCTTTGTCTGGTTTAACTTCCAAGGCTTGGATTCTGTTTTCTAACTCTGTATTCTTACCATCTTGTGCTTGTTTATTCCCATCAACCTTAGTATCAAGGGCTGTAATAGAAGCAGTATTAGCTTGAATACCTTGCTTAACTTCTGTGTCATTGTAGATAGTATCTTTATCTTCCTTATCTTCTAAGGCTTTGATACGAGTCTTCAATGGTTCATCATCATAGGCAAGGGTAACAGTATCACTGTCCTCAAACTCTACTTCACTAGAAGAACCGTCCACACGAGAGTAAGTCAGTTTGACTTTACCAGCTTCCTTAGACACAGTAACATTATTGATAAAGTTGTCTGTTCTATTCTCAAGGGCTGTAATCTTCTCATCTTGTGCTGTATTCTTAGCTTCAATCTCAGTAAGTTTGTTCTCAACTACTGGTTTAGCTTCTTCAAGAACATTCACACGAGCTGTAAGAGCAGTGTTTTTAGCATCAGCATCAGCTTTAGCTGTACCAAGTACCAAGGTAAGGGCATCAGCTTTAGAGTCTACATAGTTTTTAACTTGCTCTGTGTAGTCCATAGCTTGATTCAGACCATCACCTAAGTGATTGATAGCATCTTTCACAGCAGTGTCATCATACTGTGGTAGGTCAACTTCATTACCATTAGAGATAGACAATTTATGTCCATCAATAGCCAATGTCTGTTTGTCTGAGTCTTCCTTAGATTCCAAAGCCTTAACTCTTGTGTCAAGTCCTTGTGCTTTATGGTCAATCAAGTCAACTGTTTTACCAAGAGTTTCACCCAATGTTTCAAGAGCAGTTTCTACTTCTGCATCTTTCTTCTTAAGGGCTTCAATCTCAGCATCTTGTGAACCATCTTTCTCAGCTTGTGCTTTGGCTTTATCCTCAGCATCTTTAGCCAATTTATCAGTTCTATTTTCAATCTCAGTCACAGCATTGGTAATGTCTCCTACCTCTGTGTGGATTGCTTTAACTTCTTCCTCAAGACCACCATCTAAGAGTTTGAGTTGGTCATTGATTTCATTGATTGAGTTATCTAGTTCACTAGTCAACTCTTTCATGTCTTGAGAGTCTTTTTGTAAGTCTGCAATAGCCTTACCATGCTCTTCATCTAAGTGTTGCACAGACTCATTCAAGTCTTTCACAGACTCTCCTAAGTCATCTAAAGCACCATCTTGACGTTCATTGTCTTTCTTAAGCTCAAGGACTTTAGCATCAATAAGGTCTACTGTTTTCTCAATAGTCTTACCTACAGCTTCAAGAGCATCATCTAATTGGTCATCATGAGCTTTAAGAGCTTCTAACTTAGTATCTTGCTCAGAGTCCTTAGCTTCAATAGCTGAGAGTTTAGCTTCATGCACAGCATCTTTAGCTTCCAAGGCAGATACTTTAGTATCCAACTCTTTATCTTTAGCTGTCAATGAATCCAATACTGCTTGGAATGAAGGAGAAGTAGTCACAGTGAACGTTACGTCACCATTCTCATTATGTACTTCTTTCTTCACAGTGATTAGACCTTCACCTACTACATCAATTACTTGCGGAGACAAGTCAATGGCATCATAACCACTTCTGTCAGGACGTAGTACATAAGCACGTTTGTCTTGACCTGCATTGTCTTTAGGCACAAGGTAAATGAAATTAAGTTCAGCGGTCTCTTTTGGAGGAAGCTCACTTACAATCTTAACGATTGGGTCTTTCTTAAGAAGCTCTAGCAAGCAACCTAAACCAACTTTAACTTTTGTCATTTAGTTTCTCCTTTTTGGATTTTAATAATTCCATCTTTGTCCGTTGTGAATGTTCCATTAGTGTTCATCACACCCTCATTATCCACAAAATACCAACCATCTCTACCCTTCACAAAGGTGTTTGTTTGCATATCGCCATTAGCTGGGTCAAGGTAGTACCACTTATCTTTGTCTTTCAACCAACCAGTCTTCATAGCACCTTCTTCTTTGAAATAATACCACTTACTAGCAATATTCTTCCAACCAGTTACCATTTCACCAGAGCTGTTAAACCAATACCAATAACCATCAGTGTGTTTTAACCAACGATTAGAGTACATATATCCACTACCATCAAAGTAGTACCATGTACCATCAATTTTCTTGAATTGATTCTTAGGATAAGTGCCATCAGCATATTCATACCAATAACCTGTGGTATTCTTTTTCCAACCCTCAGTACCACCAATACCATTCTCAATGTCTTTCTTGAATTGAGCTTTTGAAATTCCCCAACTCTCTAGGTAAGGGTAAGGGTCAACGTGGTCTGAATGGTTATCAGGTTGGTTATAAGTACAGTAGTAATGAGTTTTAATACCAGCTAAGTCATCAGTATCTAATGTTACTGGGATTCCACCTTCTACTGCAAGTTCACGAAGAAGTGTTACATATAGTCTATAGTCAATATCAAATTCTTCTTGTGTTTTGTGACTCTCAATCAATTCCACAGAAGCGTAGGATTCAGCATTCCAACCTCCTCCAACGTCATAGCTTCCACGGTTAGTTTGAGCTGTTTGTAGCACTCTACCATTCCCTACAACGTGTGTAAAGAATCCTGAATCAATAGGTCTTCTTAGGTGGTAATCTGCTTCATTATCTACAGTGGAGTTTTTATTCCCTGTAGAGTGTGCATGAACTTGTCTATAAGGTGTAACTCCTACTTGTGGAGTATCCCACCTAATCTTGTGTTTTTCAATCGTTACCACTAGATTTCTCCTTATTAAATAGTTCTTCTAGTTTACTATCCAATCCATGAATATAGTGATTACCTTGTAAGTTATCAAAGTATTCCTTCACAAGAGGTCTAGTCATTTCCCATTTCTCTTTTGCTGTGAACTCTGTTGAGTTATAAATCTGCAAGTATTCTGAGCGTAGGCTAGAGCGTTTAGCTCCCTTAGTAATTTCAATGAGCTGTTCTCTCTTACGATTTAAAAAGAATACTCCAAAACTACAAGCAGTCGTAATTAATAGAGTTAAACCTGTAACTACTGTTTGGTCTTCTAGGAGCTTTAATACAATACTATTATTACCCATATAGACCACCTGTTTCTATTTCTAGGATTGGGTCTTCTCCACCTTCTGCAAGTTTCTCAAGGTCTTTAAGGATTTCCTCTTTACCTTTACCCACACAAGGCATCTCAATAACCTTTTCTTCTGGAGTAGGTGTTGGTGTAGGAGTTACTCCACTACCGTTACCTTTTCCATTGTCAAGGCTACAGTCAAAGTCAATTTGTATTCCATCACACTGACCATCTAATTGCTCACAAGTTGCTTTAGGAATCTGTGAATAACGTTTAGACCAGTCAATGTATGAAATACCACAGAGTTTATCTGCTTCATCTAATACATAGACCATGTTTACCTCACATAAACGTCAAAAGACGTTTTATCATTAGTTGTATATACTTTACCCTTAAATCCGAAGGGTGTGTTGTAAGTTCTGCCTATAATATCACCATAAGTCTTAGGAGCTGACATGATTATATTACCATCACCATCAGACAAGAATCCATAGGCATTGAATCCCTTACCAGGAACTTGTACATTCTCAGGGAAAGAGCTTCCTGCTGAGTAAGTCCATTCATAGTTGGCTTCTTTTATACGACCTAGTGAAACAAACTGTGCTAGGGAATAGATTTTCTGTGTACCAGATTGGTCTATCCCATCAGTAGTTTTGTCTGTAAACCAGTCATAACCATTAGGTGTTTCATATTTCTTCTTCTCTTCCTTCTTAGTGGTAGAGTAGTCATCTAGCTTCTTCACACAAGAGATAGGTATATAAGCCACAGAGCCATCATACTTATCATAGATAAGCCATTCACCATTTATCTTACCTGTGACCTTGTTACACTTATAGAATGTTTCTATCACAGTGCTGTCTCCAGGAGATTTAATTCCCTCAACTTTATCACAAGTAATCTCAAAGAAGTCTCTAGCAATAAACTTGTCAGTCTCTTTGGCATTACCTATTTTAGCACCATTGGCATCAGTAGGCTCATAGTTGTCTTGAGATTTGATACGAACTATTCTGAGGATTTCATTACCATAACCATATATAGCTCTTCTATGCTCCACAGTACAAGCCTTTTGGTAATGTTGCTCTATAATTAAGGCATTTGATAAGTCTCCCCCACCATACACAAAGACGTGACCATAGCCACCATCTCCAGGCTCTTTATTAGTAGAGATTATATCTCCTACTTTAAGCTCCATACCTTCTGTATAAGGGATAACATCAGCAAAATCAGATATACCTTCTCCAGTACCAATTTCATTACCATTACCCCACAGTTCAAACCCAAACTGCTTTGATACATAAAGGGCTAAGTCCACACACTGATAAGGAGTGTCTGCATCAGCAGGTCCACCATCATAATCAAGACATTGACCTACATATTGTTGGGCTATCTTATAAGCATTTGTCATAATAATTATACCTAAAATTCATCATCTAGTAAACTCAAACACAAGTGAGTAAGGTGTGTAAAATCATAGCTAAATTCCTCTTTATCAAGCTGAATTATGTTAGATTTTCTAAAGCAGATAACCTCTTTATCCTCAATCCTTAATGAGAAATCATCAGAGTGAATGAACTCACGAGCACCACCAGCATCATTACTATAAATAAGCTGTCTCACAAACTGTTCTACAATGTCTTCTGCAAGGATTCTATTTCTCATTCTATGAACAAGGTCTTTTCTAATCTTCTTATTCTTGGGCATCTACTTCCATCTCCTTCAATACTTGTTTCAGTTTATACTCTAACCAATATATTTCACCCTTTAGCTTTTCATTAGCTATCACAGATTGATAGTCTGTAGGGTGTTGTGCTAGGTGTCCTTCTAGCTTGTATTGTTTAGTCTCTCTGTGAACCTTTCTTAGCAAGGTGTTCTTATATGTACCATATAGGCTCATAGTTCCTCCTAGTTAATATGACTATATTTTAAGAAGTTTCTAAGGGTAATCTTAGCTTCACCTAGTGCATACACAGTGAATACCTTCTCACCAGCACTGAACAAAGCACTACGCTGTGAATCATTTAGATACCATGCAGAATACATTAAGTCATAGCCTTCTAGTGGTTTGTTATTAGGGAAAATACCCTCTCCACTAGCATCATCACCAATCCAATTACAACCCCACTGTCTTCTAAAGATTTCAGTAAGGTCAATCTCAGCAGTCTCTCCTGTATGCTCATTCTTAGCTGACACAGTTAAGTGAACGTCTGCAATAGGATTTACTTTTCCTCCATCACAGCCACTCTTATTCTGCTCAACAATGAACTTTAAGAACCATCTTTGGAATCTATCCAAGTCTGATGGAACTAACACACGGAAGGAAGCTGATGATTGGTCTTTGTTAATTGGTACTACATCTTCTGGGTCTGGTTTATCATTGTCTGTGTTTCCACTACCATCACCCTCTAAAACATTCTTAATGAACTCATAGTGCTTCTTAGCAAACTCCACACGTTCTGCTGGTTTGTTGCCCTCTTGTCTTCCCCAATCTCGTAAGAATCTTAGAGTAAGCTCTTCAATGTCTCCATCACTAGAAGCTACCTCTTTTACAACGTTAGCTAGACCTTCTTCTGACAACATGAACTTAATCTGTGTACCAAATGAGAAAATACTTCTACGCTTGTCCTTCTTAGCAAAGTCATATAAGGCTTTAGTTCTCACACCAGTCCATTGACCTAAACCAATACCAATCCAGTGCTTACCATCTACTAGATAACCACTCTCATCAAGGGTTAGGTTTTTATATAAACTAGCAAAAGCTCCCCATGAGCCTAATAGTTTTTCTGCTGTGGGTTCATCTTCCATCAGCCCATACTTGTTATCTGTTAAATAGTCATTCTCATAATGTTTAGCCTTAACTTCACTCTCAAGACCAAAGAATCCTACAATAGCAGAAGCTCCCTCTGGTTTAGTTCCAGGGATTTCTTTCTTAAGTGCTTTAACTAGTTTCTTGATACGTCCTTGAACATCTTTATCTTCACCATCATCATCTACTTCCTCCTTACCATAAGGAGCACAAGCCTTTGCAGTGTGGAATGATGATACATAGTCAAGGGCATAGAGGTCAGTTACACCTCCACGTCTTTGTTTTGATTGCTGAATAACCCTAGCCTTAGTTCTAGCCACAGAGTTTACTAGCTTTACATAACTGTTTGACATATTCCCTCCTACTGGTTCACAGTAATATCTCTATCACTGTACAAGAACTTGGATAGTTTTAGCTTTTGTAAGTGTGTATTGCCTACATCATACTCATCAGTAATATGAGTAACATAGAACCAATCACTTTGCTTAAGAATCTTCTCATAATACTTGGTACAAGCAGTCAATTCCCACACACCAGCATTAAGAGTAAACATTACCCTATCACCTACACCTAGAGTTCTAGGCTCTAAAGGCTCTATTGTAATGTCATAGGTAACTTTACGTCTAGAGTTAATTAAACGTCTTATAGCTGTCCTATAGAGCTGTTCTGTGGCTCTAAGCCTATCTGAATCTGTAATCTCTCTATTGTCATCAGCAATGGATTGTGTGTCATTATCAGTCACAGTACCCCAATAAAGCTCTCCAGCTTCTAAAGCAATACCTTCTTCGTCCATTACAGCAAACTCATCACCAATAATTTCAGGAGCAAACACAGGAAGCTGTGGGTAATCATAGTAGCGCTGAGAGTTTACTTTATTACCTGTCTTAATTACAGGGAAACCTTTTAACATGAACTTAGGGTTATGGAAAATATCTCTAAGAGTAAGGGAACTAGCTCCACTATCAGATTTATCTGACATGGCTACAGCTATATTCACAGTATCTTCATAGTTTTCCTCTACCTCATTTAAAGCAATCAGCTTTGTGTGTTCATTGATTAGTACATCTCTCTTATGACCAAAGATACCAAACTGAATTAGATAAGGGTCTTGTCTACTAACTCTCCAATAGAGAGCTGTAGTCTTCTCACACACCTTAGTTAAGAACTCTAGGAAAGTCTCATTAGAAAACTCATACTCAATCAAGTTCTTCTCAGCATAGTCATCTAGGTACTCAATCTTGAAATCATTTAGTAGGTCATCTTTGTGTTGTTCACCCTTCCAATAACCCATAGCTTGTTCCACAGCAGATACCACAGACCTAGCTTTTACTGTTACGTTTGTAGGAAGAGTTCTTTTACCTAATCTACCAATTATATGAGAGGTATCTACATTCACAGTCATATTAGTAAAGTCATTTACCTTATTACCTACATAACCTCTATATTCCCAATCATCAGTCTTAATAATGATATGAGTGTTACCATTCATCATCTTACCATATCTGATAGGAAGTGTGAGCTTAATAGAAGGAACTTCCATAAGGGAGAACTCTACTGAGATTCCCCCTAAGAAGTCATCTTTGGCTATAATTGCTGAACCTAGTCCAGAGCTTACTGAATTTTCAATATAACCAATCATACTGTTACACCCTCATAATCAATAAAGATACAAGCATTTTCACTTTCTACACCACTAACTGACACTGTATTGACTCCCTTCTTGATATAAGGTGTTTCAGCACAGAGAGTAAGTACAGAGAGGGAAACTTCTTTATAGCTGAACTCTATACATTCCCAAGACTTAGCATATCTGATTTCTCCTTTATAATTAGCTGTAAGAACTCCATTGTACTCACCACTAATCTTGAAGTCAACATCATTTATTCTAACCACAGGGTCTTTAAACTGACCATCTAAGGCAAAGCTCCACTTATGACTGTCTAGCACAGTATCAGAGATAAAGCTACCATTCAAGACCTCATGCACACAGTTATCACAGATTGCATGTTTATAGAAGTCCTTAAGGGATTGATTGCATTTACCTTTTGAGCAGTTATAGACTATTCTCCATTTAGAGTTACACTCTTCAAAGAAGTCATTCATGAACTCTACATTGGCTTGTGCTGTACACAGGTCAATCATATCGTCCATATCCCTACAGTCTTGCTCACAGCACTCACAGATATTATTACAATTAGGTAGACCATTACAGCAATGTCTTGACTTGGCTACACAACTAGCTTTCATATCTAGGAAGTCACAGTTATCAAAAGGTTCAAGGAAGGTCTTGGCTTCATCAGCCTTATACCACACACCATCAGGGTTATCAAACTCAACTTTAAACACAAGGTAGTCATCATCAGTGATTATCCACTCTTTTTTAGGCTGAATACTTGTAACATAGGCATTACACCACACGAGTTGTAGCCCTGTGTTCACAGCCCATAGCTTTCCAGGAGTGAAGAGCTGTTCAATGATAAAGTCATAGTGTGCTTGTATATGTTCCTCTGACCAATTATGAGTTCTTAATGCAATTTTAAGTGAGATAGAGTTACTATCTACTAATGATTTAGACCCAATATTTCCAACATAAGACCCATTGGTAAAAGTGCGTGAGGTTTTACTCTCACGCAAGCTAATACTCTCTGTCTGTTCATCAATAGATTTTCTACCAAGGAACACTAGGTCATTGAATTGGATATATCGTTTGGGCTTTGAGAAATTTTCATCACACGCAAACATTAAACATACCTCATCAATTTATCTACACCAAACATACCGTTTAGATATTGAGATTTATTATCAATATTTTGACTAATTTTGGCATTATTTGTGTTATATACATTGTTAATTATAGTTGATTTATTCATGGTTTGCAAGGCATTTACACCGTACTTGTTAAGGTTATTTAGGAAGTTAGTACCTAGACTATCCACAGCCTTTTTACGAAGGACATACTCTCCAGGAGTAAGCATTGCTGGCACTGTGTCAGTACCTCTGCTCTTCCAACCTACTCCAAGACCTTGTGAATGGTACTCAGGAATAATACCTCCAGTGCTAAATGCAGGAATAAATCCACGTTTTTGTTGTTTAGGCTTATTATTTCCCCCAGTAAATAACCCACTAATAAAGTCTCTAGCTGAGTTATAAGCATTTACAACTGCATCCCAAATACCTTTTAGAGCTTCTACAAAGCCATTTTTAGACTCTTCAACTTGATTAGTAGGTACGTTTTGCATAGGAACTTTTGCTTTATCAGACCCTTCTTGTAGTTTCTTGGCAGTAGAATCCATAGTACCACTAACATTATTGTAGAGTTCCTGACCATTAGTATCTAGCTTAGAAGTGTCCACAGAAGCAGGGTCATACCCTTTAAGGATTTCTTGAGCCTTCTCTAAAGGAATAGTACCATCTTTAACAAACTTACCTACAATGTTGTATAGGTCTGTTGCAACTATTGAGTATTTCTCTTGAGGAGCTTCTTGTTGAGTCTCTTGTGCCACTTTCTCAATAGCATCTTTAAAGCTTGTAGCAGAACCATTTACAATCTTCTCTAGAATCTTGTTCTGTAAGTCCACACTGGTGATTCCCATCTTAGTAAGAACCTCTCTAGCTTTTTCTTCACTCTTCTTGATAGTACCAACAAAGGCATTCTTATCAGATAGAGTTGTATACAGATTTTCATACTCTTTAGAATTAAGGTCTAAACCATTAGAAATGAACTTACCTATCTTAAGATTTACAGTTTTACCAAGCTCTTCTAACTTTTCTCTGAACTCTGCTACTTTATGACTTCTTTGTTCAGCAGTAACATTATGAGTCATAAGGTTTGTACTATGAAGGTCTTTAAGGTACTTATCTAGTTCCTCACCATTCATAGAACCTAGTTTTTTAGCAGTATCCTCACTAATAACTCCTCCATGATTCTCAGCTTCTTTCTTAATAGCATCAATCTTAGAAGTATTTTCCTCTTTGGCTGATTTACCTAGAGTAGTAGAACCGTTTCTAAGGTTAGTTGCTAACTCTTTTAGTTGTTCTAGGGTGTACCCTCTGATACCTTCTATATTTAGTCCAACCTCTTCTAAAGAACTTAAGATGGCATTTTTCTGGTCTTCATTATTTGCAAAGTTAGAACCTTCCAATGAAGAAGAAAGCTTAGAATCCAATGCTGAAATATCTCCAAATGTAGGAGTGCTATCTTCTTTATAAGACAAGCCTAGTTTAGCTAAATTATCCTTATAAGATTGTAGGTTTCTATTCCTACGAGCTTGTTCTCCTTTGGTAAGTGTGTTCACAGTTTCAATCACAGTACCTGCTTCATCTTTAAATTCTACAAAAGGTCTACCCAATGCAGAATAAAGCTGTTCAATGGTAGCTAAAAGTTTCTCATCAGATAACCCTGTTTGAGACTTAAGGTCAGCCCACTTCACAAGTTTACCATTCAACTCTACAAAGTAATTCTCAATACCTTTAGGAACTGCTTGTGTATTAAGACCCACAGAACGCTTACCTGTATTCAAGTCACCATTAGATAGAGTTGTAAGTGAATCCACAAAAGCTGATGCTAGTTGGAGACCATTCTCACCATTACCTAACTGTGCAAAGAAATTACCTTGAACCTCTGATACTTGCTTACCAAGGTCTTTAATATAAGCTAAAGCTTGTTCTCCTTGCTCTTTCTTGAGTTGTTGAGCTTCTTTGTCTGCTTCTTTTTGTAGAGCTTGTTGTTCTTTTCTTCTGTTGTAGTTACCCCACAAGCTTGTTCCAAGACCAATAGCTCCTCCAATAATAGCTCCAGGTACTCCTCCTAACATAGCCCCAGTACCAGCCCAAGTAGCTGTACTTGCCACAGCATCACTAAGGTCTTTCCAACCTTGCCCTACATTTGAGTTTTGAATACCTGTGTTTACAGCATCTAGCACTAGGCTTCCTCCAAGAGTAGCCACACCTTTAGCAACAGAAGCTATCTTAGGAATGTATTTACCAAACTTGATGAACCCTGCTCCAATAGCTGAAACTCCTGCTGTGAACTTGTTGATTGCTGTAGGTTTAGGGATAGCTGATACAGACTGATTATAAGCAACAACACTGTCTAAGAAAGCATTCTTAACTCCTTGTTTAAACCCTACACCTTTACCTTTAGGTGCACCTTGTACTGGTGCTCCTGGAACTCCTCCACCAAAGTTACCTCCTAACCCTAGTGGATTGATTCTACCATTAGTAGCAGAAGCCATAGCAGTAGCCACAGTAGTTAATGAGGTAATGATACCAGTAGCCCAAGAGACAAACTTAGTACCAATATAACCCAATACAATGTACTTACCTACTCCACCAAGTAGAGTGGCAATACCTGATGTTACATTGACTACTAGTGTTAGGAAATCTAGGATTTTCTTAAGACCACCCTCTACTGAACCACCAATAGCCACAATAGTTTGCTTTATAGCATTGGTTACAGCTTTTACAAAATTCTCCACAGCTTTGAAGAAGGATTTTGCACTAGAAGATGATAGGGCAGAAATGATACCTTTACCTAATTCTGTTAGAATAGGTTTAAGGTGCTCTATAATACCCACCAGAGCTTCTCTAAGGCTGTCTACAGCTCTATTAAATGCTCCTTGGTCAAATGTACTGATTCCAGTTATAATGTCTCCTAGAGCCTTTAGAGCTGTTTTAAGCACAATAGCAAAATTACTAATTAGATTAGTCTTAGTTGCTACAGTATCCACAAAGGTAATAACTGATTTGGCTAGTGTACTGATTCCCTCAAATACACCTTTTATATCTTGAGGATTGATTGACTTAACAATATTATTAAGGGTTTTAGAAAGCTCATCATAGATAGATACTACTTGTTTTACAGCTTCTGATTTAACAGCTAACTTAGCCAAGTTATTGTATACATCTACATACTGTGAAAGTACCTTGAGAACTTGTGCATTGATAGCCTGTGTTGTTAATTTAGAGATACTGCTCAAGAAATCTGATGCACTATGAACAATGTCTTTAGTGAACTTACCAAACTCTGTACCTGAATTTTTCAACACAGTGAGCATGTCTTTTGTGATATTGAAGAATCTGTTACCTACGTCAAGACCTTTTACACCTTCTTTAAAGTCACTAGCAAACTTCTCAATACCTTTAAGGATTTGGCTTCCAAAGGCTAACTTCCAAGCTGAACCAAATTGGTTTACTTGTTGGATTGTTCCTCCAATAGCATCACCAAGTTTAGTAACATATACTTTAAATTTATCTGTACCTACAATTTCTGTGATACCTTTAATAAAGTCACGAGTAGCAACGTATACTTGGTTTAGTGCTCCTGGTTTAGCATTACCCTCTTCATCAATCTCATCAAATACAAGAAGGTTAGATAGGGTTTCCTTAAAGTTAGCAATAGCTTGTCTAGGAGTAACAATAGAGGTAACTAGGTTTTGAAATATATCTTGATTCCCTAGTTTGTTTACTGCATCTAGATATTCATTGGCTGTAATCAACTTCTTACGAGTTGCATCAGTGATAGAATCCTCACCTTTAGACTTGGCAATCTTAAGAAGCTCCTCATTCAATTTAGAAGCTCCTAGAGCTGATAGACGTTCACGAATGAAACGGTAGTCACCTTGGTTTAGATAACCATTGGCAAGCATTTGAGAGGTCTGTGTGGTAACTGTTTTCATACCTTGAACTGGGTTCTTAGTCTGAGCTAGTAAACCTGCATAACCTCTAACAATATCCTCAGCATCTTTACGTCCATAGGCAGTATAAGTAGAAGCTTGTTCTAAGAGGTCAGTAGCATCAAACACAGAAGCCTTACCATAGTCACCCAGACGTTTAATGGATTTATTTGTCTCTTTCTCACTAAACCCTAGAGCTTCCATGTTGATTCTATAAACCTGTATGGCATCACCAAGGTTATTGGCTTCATCTTTAAGCTGACCAACACCACTCTTCACAGCACCTAGTGTACCTTGAATAGCATTACCTAAAGCACCAGTTACCTTGTTCCCTACTAAGCCCATGATATTGTTCTGAATACCCATCACAGTAGAGTTAACCTTATTAAACACAGAGAGTAGCCCTTTTGCTGGGTTTACTGCTCCTAGCTTAATCATTTGTGATGACAATCCCATTGTAGAGGTTGTAACATCTTGAACAGCTTTATGAAGGTTTCTCCATGATTGGTAGTCTTGGTCACGGACTTTTACATATTCAGCTACTTTCTCTTTAGGTCTAGTTACTTGGGTTTTATCAACAGAGATTACACTAGAATCTGTAGTCTTTCCCTTTGTACTTCTAACATTGATTGGGATATTCTCAATTTGTTTTTTAAGGGATAGAAAGTCTCTAAGAGCTTTATCTGTATTAAGATTCAAGTTAACATTAAAAGAGAGCGGAGAAGTATTCTTTCCGCCCATCTTTTTTAGTTTCTTCTCAAAGTCTAACACAGAATCCCTAAGAGCTGACACAGACTTCTGGGCTTTTTCAATTTCCTTTAAACCTGTAATATCAACCTTAATGGTTCTAATTGTCATACTTTTCTCCTATGGTTACGCTACGTCCTCAACGTTTCTACGGATTTCATAGAAGTTACCATTTTCATCACGAGACACAGTAAATGTAAGTGACAAGGTAATTTCACCTTCCGTACCAAACTCACGAGAGTTTTCAGTAATAAGGACATTGTTGAATACATAGTATTCTTTAATTCCACGAGTGTTTTCAACTTCTTGAATAACACGGAAGTGAGTGTTACGGAGACGTTTGTCATTAGCAACAATCAATTCTACATCACGTTCACCATTGTAAGTAACCAACAATTTCTCACCAATGTACATTGGGTTTACTAGCACAGTACCACGGTCATATCCATGATATTGTTGTGTCATAGCAATGAACTCATCATCTTCAAGCTCAATACCTGGAGACATTGGCATACTAGACAAGTAAGTACATGCACAACGGTCTGATGAAACTGTGATTGTGTTACAATCTTCGTAGTAAAGGTCAGGAATCAACAATGAGCCATAACGTTTACCATCTACAGTGATTTCTTCAACAGTGAAGCTATCTGTCACAGGAACACCACTGGTCATTTTCTTAGACATAGATTGAAGTGGGTTCAACCAGTAGTCATTACATGAAGTAGTAGTTGCTGTAATTTCTTTAGTAATCTCAACTTGAGCTTTATCATATTGACGACCAAAGCAACGAGCATCAGTGGCAGGCACAGAGACGTTATGTGTGAATGAAGTCAAACATGAAAGCAATACATTAGAGAACTTACGAAGCTCAGAACGGTCATTCACAATAGCTGGTGAAGAGAATCCAATGTGACCTGTAAGAGCATCATCTCCCTTATAAGTTACCTCATAAGTTACAACAACACCGTGGTCAGTAGGTTTCCAACCTGTACCTGTCTGAGTCATTACTCTTGAATCTGCAAAGTCCACAGTACGAAGAACGTAACCTGGAGCTGATGTATTGAATGTGTAAGTGTACACATAAGAGTTTGTTTGAGCTACATCTTTAAAGTCAGATACAATAGCTTTAAACTCATATTTACCAGCTTTTGGTAATTTCAAGTATACCATGTTGAACCCTAGAGCAAAGTCATCAGCATCAGAACGAACTTGGAACTTAGCAGAAGCCTTCTTATCAGCAGGGTTTACATACAAAGTACCAGTGTTCAAACACTTAATAGGGTTACAGTTGATTTGGTCTTCTGGCACATCTTTACGGACATAGCTCACAAGAGTTCCTGCTGGAATCTGAATTTGTTTGCTTGTTTTCCAACGTACACAAGGACGAATCTCTTCTGTGATAGATACAATGATTTTAGCATCTTTATCTTGTGTGTTGTAACCGTACATAGGGTGTGACATATCTACAAAACAGTTAGACATCTATTTCTCCTTTTTGTCTTGGTTTACATTTGGTTTTACAGGAGCAGTTTCTTCCTTAACTACAGGCTTAACTGTTTCCTGAACTTGCTTTTTTGAGCTTTCATCTACCATGTGTTCTCTCACACGAGCAATAGCTTGAAGCTCTAATTTTCCACCATGACGGTTAGCAATCTCATTACGAGACATAAAGAACTCATCAAGGTTTAATGGTTGTTCTACAGCCATCTCTTTCTCCTTATAAACATGTGAATATTGAGAGCGTTGCAGGGAATGAGAACATTTCTACCTCATCTACTAACTCATTAGAGAAGTCCTCTGGACAACCAATGTCTTGAACTTGCACACGGATTGGTAAGTACCAACCATCTAATGAAGCTACATCTTGAGCGAATGTCTTTCTCTGAATACCTCTCGGTGTTTTAACTTGGTGAACCAACATATTCTTAAGTTGGCAATGTACTTCTTCTCTATACTCTAGTTTACCCTCTGGGGTGTTCTCAATACAAACCTTACCAGTAGGAGGTGTAACTGGAGAGTAGTACACAGAGAAGTTTACATATACCTTAGAGAAACACTTAGCACTATTATCACAAGTAATATCAATGGCTAGGAATGGGAACTCCACACCTTGATTTAGTTGGAAATGCTCAGACGTTCCTACATGTTGGTTAAATTGTACGTCAAAGTTATCATAACGTTTTCTTGGGTCTAGCTCATCTATATGGTCTGGTTGAATGAAGTAGTCAAGCACATCAGCACCATACATTTGTAGCCATTTTTTAATGTTGATATACACAGCACTAATCATTTAGCTAATCTCCCTGGTATCTTAACTGTGCCCTTACTTCCCTGTGCATACAGATAATTTCTTCCTGGAGCTGTGTCCTTAGAAGTGTAATGAGCTGTTCCTGAACCTCTTCTCCCTGATGGTCTTTGAGCTTTATATATACCATAGAATCCACTAGTTGAGTCCACAAGGTTATCACTATCACCTACAGTATCAAAAGCTGTAAAGATAAAAGGGAAAGCAGGGTTGTACTTGTAACCCTTAAACATATAAGTATTTACATAGTACCGTTCTTTTCCTCTCTTAGTTGGAGGATAATCATTTCTATCAGCATACACAGAGAAGCCATCACCAATCTTCTTCATCTTGATTGAACGAACCATACGACCTGTTCTCACAGAGCCTATAGCCTTGGCTTCTAGCATACCTGTCACAGTAAAGTCTACAAACTCTTTTGCAAACTCTATCCCTTTCCAGTCATGAATATCAATCGTGGTCACGAGTAATCACCCCCTGTAGTTGTTTTACATAAGGTTTACACTCTAAGAGTAGCTGTTCACTTTCACGTCCAGCAAGTCTCTCACCAGTTAATTTCACATCCCAGCAACCAGGAAGAATCTCATACGTTCTACTAGCTACCACTTTCCAAAATAGATAACCAGCATCTTCTGGGCAACTAAATCTGTTACACCTTGTAGAAATTCTCTGTAATATGTAATACCCATGCTTAATGTCAAAGTCACAAGCATGAGATTGATTATGTAATGAAAAATAAAATGTTTCTAGCTGTCTTGAAGTCTCTAAGCCATGCGTTGTTGTAGCATCACTCTCAGCACCTCTTGACGTTGGCATGTGGTCTACACACTTTAAATGCTCCACTTCTTCCCATAAACACTTCATTACTTGCCTACTATTCTCATCATAAGTGGGAGTAGCAGTACCTTGTCTTAACACAAGGATTTCCTTATTATTCCAAGGGAGAGCCATGATAACCTCCTTATAGGGTCATCTCATTGTCCGTATTGGTATATGTACTCTCCATGTTATCTGGAACTTCCTCAAATTGGTTGCGAATATTTCCATCTTTGTCTGTGTATTTTAGGTTTTTCAAATACTTACCTAGAATATCGTCTACTGGATATACCTTATCTTTTTCAAAGATATAAAGACGACCACTATAATAAGTACGATACACAGTCTTATAAGTCTCCACACCATTGATTGAACGTCCAGTACCACACTTTGAACAGCCATAAGAGCGTGACTCTCTAGCATATTCACCATTATATCTTACTAACATTCTTTCCTTCTTCCAATGGTCAAATACATATTATCTGTGTAAACCCTCTTACACAGTGATAGTGAACTTAACGTTTGTAATGCCCATGTATTTATGAGCTTCACATAATACCTATCAATACTTGTTTGGTCTACCGTCCATTCTCGTACAATATAGTCTACTGATTTCTGCTTAAGCACAGCTCCTACAGCCAATCTATCCATATTAGCACACTCATCTAAAGTACCACAGTCATTCTGATAGGCAATAAAGATATTTAGGAAGTGACACATTGCATCATACACACAATCAGGTAGAGTTTCAGAGGTATACCCAGCTTCATAGTCAAGCACAAGTTTATACTCAGCTTCACACGAACAAGGGTCACAGCATTTACAGCAAGGACTTAGCTCATCAGTTACATTCACAAGGATTGTACCATCTACAAAAGACCAATTCCATTTATCTGTATCTAGCTCATACTCTTCACGCTCAAGACCTTTTCTCTTGTGCATATACACCTTAAGTGTGGTAGGGTCAAAACCTTTCCAATAGTAAGGCTTAACCTCCACCATAGCATCACACCCACAGAGGTGAAAACTCGTGAGTGGAATTACTTCATGTCTTAAGGCTCTTAGTATTGTCGAACATTCACCATCAGTCCAACAGAGCAATCTAGCAAGGACACGGAGAAAGCTCTCCATGTACCTTTGCATAGTTGCACCATCATCACAGTCAAAACAACCACAACGTTCTTGAAGATTTTGAGTAATCTTGATTAGTTCAAGAGCTGGTTGCATAACTTATCTCCTTATTTAGCAGGGATTGTAGCCATTGGGAATGGGTTAAGACCTGTAAGAAGACCTTGGATACGTTCAAATACCACAGCAGGGCAAGTTTGCTCAAGAGGAATGTTTGCCACAAGAAGGTGAGAGATATGTGAGTTAGTGTGTACCAAACCGAAGTTTTCATACTTGTCACAGATTACTTCACACCCTGGTTTTGAAACATCTTCTGTACGAACTGTGTGGATTGAAGATTGAGGTACGAACAAGTCGTATTGAGTCAATGCTTCTACACGAGCCAAGTCAATTACATAGGCTTCACCAGTCATTGTTTGTTCAAGGTCATAAGGCAAGTGGTAAGATACACCGAATGGGATACCCTTGAATGAGATAGACTCACCATTCACAGACCAACCTTGAGGTAATTTACCATCTTTACCAGGTACAATTTCAGCTTTGATTCCACGAAGAGTTAGTGGGTGTACATAGATTTTGTAACGAGCTGATTGGTTATCCAATACATCTAGGTAGCAAGCTACTTGACGGAAAGCACCAATAACTGAACCAGAAGCATCAATAGGAGTTACCCCTGGGTGAGACATCATTTCAGCCACACCAGCAAAAGGACGTAGACCTTGACCACTAAAGTTCAACATACCTTGAACGATATGACGTTGAACGATAAAGGCGAATGTGTACCATGCCATGAACTGTTCTGCTTCTTCATAAGACATACCCAAACGTTGGAAGATATTGATAAGGTCTCCTTGTTTGAAGTGCATCTTGTCTTTCATCAAGCGGTCAAGACGAGTTTCACAGTCTTTAAAACATAGGTAACGTACAGGAGTAGCATCACCAGTAGCTTGCATAGTGAATTTCTCAGTAAAACAGCAGGCATCAGAATTGTCATTAGCAAAGTCTGGAGCTTTTGTTCCCCAAGTAATTCCCTCGATAACCCAGTCACCGTTCTTAGCTTGTCTCAAAGCACCAAAACTTGATTGCTCAAAACGCTTAAGAATGTCGTTAACTAGTTCATCACCCATACCAACTTCTCTTAGTGAGGGTACTGCTTTAGACCAGTCACGAGAGATACCGAATGGGATTTTACCATCTTCATTAGTGAAGTTTTCTTTAGTTGCTAGTTGGGCTTTAGTACGCTCATACAAGTTGTCAATAGCTTCACCCAACAAAATATCAAAATTAGTTGTACTCACTTTATTGTCCTCCAAAGCGAACACGTCCAAAACGGTTCACAGGTTGTTCTTCTTTGATTTCTGCTTTTTCTACCACAGGGTTAGCTTTTTCTAACAATGTAGCCAATTTAGCAAGTTGCTCATCTACAACATTTTCACTAGCTTCTTTTTCAGCCACTTTAGCTTTCAACTCAGCATTTTCTGTTTTAAGGGCTTCAACTTCTGTAGTCAACGCTTCGATAGATGCGATAGCTTGTGCTAATGTATCACCTTCAACAGTAGATTGTTCTTCTTTAACTTCTTCTACTGCTGGTTTTTCAACTTCTGCAACTTCCTCTGTAGCAACTACTTCTTCTGTAATTGCTTCTTCTGTAGATACTTCTGCTGAAAGGTGAGCAAGCACTTTATCTAGAATTTCTTTCTTATTCAAGTGTTCTTCCTCATTTCTTACTAATAGTGATGGCTCATATCCACCACTCTTTGCATTTCCTGGATTTCCCACAAAGGAGAATCCTGTAATTTCAATTTCGTCTGTGATTGGTACGTCAATATCCCCACCATGCTCAATGTTATAAACAACTAGCTTGGCATATTCTTCAATGTCACTGTCTTGTATCTCTTTAGCATACCACAGAAACTCTGATGAAATGGCAAAAGGCTCATCTTGTAAGATAAGGTCTTTCATGTTGCTCAATTCTAGATTTACATGGGGTTTTACCAATAGGTCATAACGACCAGTCTCATCTTGTACCAATTTAAGGTCTGATTTTCTAAAATAACCTTCTCTAACAGGGTAAGAGTTTAAATCTCTGTGTCCTGTAGAGACATATCCTTCAAAAGTACCATCAATACTGTCATACCATTTCTTGAGTGTACCTTTACACAAATACAAACGAATGGTGTCGTCTGTATAGAGCACAGAACCCTCTGATAGTAGTGTCATGTACCCTTCTGAATTATCAACCTTATCCACAGACAGACGTTCTACCTCTTGCTTGTGAGCTGAGAGGTTCATCATTGCATCAAGATTATCTTTCTTCTCAATATAGCTATTGATTTCATTCATAATTCTCTCTGCTATCTGTGTTTTAACTGGCATTAGTCAATAACCTCAAACAAATTGTACTTTAATTTTCTCACTTTCTTACCACCACAAGATGCACAATAGGAATACTCGTATGGAACTCCATCTTTCTTCAATCCTGCTTCTGTTTCTGGTGTGAAAGGTAGTTGTTCTGTAGCTTCCTTAATACTTTCAAGAAGAACTTGGTCAGTAGTTGTATACCAACCATTGCTCTCTTGATTGTTATCTGGGTAGAACTCAAAGAACTTACGTTGATTTTGAATAATACCACGTTCGTTTAAGAAGTTTACACGAACTACTAAATCACGTTGGAGAAAGCGAGCAACCCTAAACTTACTCATTATCTACCACCTTAACTAATGTGCCCTCTGTAATCTTAGAGATGACATCAGATTCACGTCCAAATTGCTTTGCACGCACTTCACGGAGGTATTCTTCGTAAGTTTGACTTACTGTTTTAACTTCCATTATTTATCTCCAGCGTATGTAATAGGGAAACCATAGCAATCAAACTCAGTATCTTTGAGTTTAACTTCTTCCACAGTGTAGTCGAATGAGTATTTATCCCCACAGCAGTAAGTAAATGATTTAAACTTGTTATCTTCTACATCATAATACTGAACTTGCTCTTGACCAACTACAACTTTGCGTACTTGTGCTAGAATTGTTTCTGCCAATGGTGATTTGAACTCTTTAGTTTCACCAGCTACTTCTAGCTTTAAGTGCATAATTGGAACTTTAATCGTAGCCATGTATATGCTCCTTTCCATGAATGTTCTAATAATAGTATAACAAAAAAAGAGAGTTTGACAACTCTCATGACTTTTAGTTAGAACTCAATGTTAGAAATTACTTTTGCAGTACCATGTTCAAGTTTATACTTGTTGATAATATCCATAATGTCTTCCATTGCTTGTGTATCAAAGGTAGTATCAAAGTCGTTAATGAACTCATCTTCCTTGATATGGATAACTCCACGTACCTCTGGTTTAGGTTTCTTACCATCTTTTGCACCATTACCTATTACATAACCAATAACATAGTTAGCATAGATATGTCCTGATGATTGTTCCATCAAGGCACGTTGGTCAACCACAAAGGTGTATACTTTCTCAGTAGAGCCATCTTCCAATGTTTCAGTAGCAACTTTCACACGATTGTCAAAGGCTACGTCTACGTTCACAGCGTAAGAAGTACGAGGTGTACGAAGCATATTACCGTTAGCACCGATTGTAGGAATCTTTTGTGTAACGTTCATTTCTCCACCATTGATTAGCACTTCTGCATCAAGGTCTGTAATTTCTGCATACTTACGAAGAGTATATACAGGTTTACCAGAACGTACATATTCAGGAGTAATCTTGCTACGTTTCTCATCTAAGAAACCAAGTACATCTGAAATAAGGTTAGTCATCTAGTTTTCCTCCATGACGGTACATGTTTCTCAGTCCGTCTTTTTTGTCTTCAATGTTTGCTCTCTGCTTATCCACAGATAGGATTTGATATACATAAGGCTTAGGCTTACCATAGTCTGTCACATACTTACCTTGACTTTGTTCATCTAGGTTTAAGTAGTCATTATAGCTTGTGAAGGCTTTTTCATTAGCCAACTTAGCATAAATCACAGTAACATCAGGGTAGTACATTCTATCAAGAACATAGCCATAGTCCATATTGTACTCTTTACACAGAGTGAGAGCCATTTCTTCTACGTCATCAAGCTCAACTACTACCATATCCTCATAAGCTAGACCTTTATACTCATCTAGTGGTTTAATTGCCCCTTGAGTAAATGCCCAGTTATAACGGACTAGGTAACTAATCAACTTGAAAAAATGAAGGGTTCTCTCTTAAGATTTTTCCACAGTTTTCAATGAGTGATACATCTGTGATATAAGCTGTAAGGTGTTCAGGAATACCTAGAACCTCTCCTACCAATTTCTCACAAGCATCAATCACGTTATCATCAAACACTTCATAGATTTTAAATAAATCATCTGGTGTGTAGATTTCTGTAGAGCCATCTTCTCTAAAGTCTGTGAAGGCAATAGAGATGATTGAAGCATAGTTACGAACCTTACGAGCAATACGAGGTGTAATATACTTTTCTTTAGCAGTGACCTCTTGTACATAGGCTTTACCATCTTGTACAATCTCAGCTCCAGCAGGAGCTTGACCAACAATAGGCAACCATAAAGTCACAGTATAGTCTTTTGGAGTAATACTTCCAATCTTAGTGCTATCTCCATTTACCACAGAGTTTGTAGCTGTTTGGATAGCCACAGGAGCATCACTTTGGACTGCATCTTGGAAGTTACCTTGGAGTTTTGCTAACTCCTCAATACTCATAATCTTACTTGTCATTTCTTACCTACACAATCAAATTTTTCTTCAAATAGGCTTCTGCCATATTCTCATCAATACCTTTGAGTCTATCATAAACATCAAGGATATAAATGTCATTATTGTAGTTGTAGTTTGTTGTAAACTCATAACTATCAAACTTAATATGTTCTGTCAGCCCAGTAGCGTTTTGGAGCAACTTAACAATCTGCCCAATGAAGTGGTCACGCATTGGAATAATGGTGTTCTTCATAGAGTTATCAATGATACTGTAAGTACCAATGTTAGACACAGTTTTGTTAAGGTCAAAGAGACGTGCTGGAACTCCAAACATTTGACAGATAATAGCTGGAACATACTGTGATAGGTAGTCCAAGAAATCTGTAGCTTTTGTATCACGCTCAAGTTGCTCAAGGTTTTGGAAGTTTCCTGAATACACAATGGCATCATTGAACTCTGTCTCAGATAGCTTCTCTGCAAAAGCATTCATATCTTCCACAATCTTCTTGTTACGCTCTTCTTTGGCTTGTCTACCCATATCAAGTAAATCACCACTTCCGAAGGACGTACCTTGCTCTACACTTTCCTCAATCTGTTCTTCTAGTGTATCCTTGGCTTGCAATGCAATAGTACCAATACCATTCCTAGAAATATCATAGTTCATACGATTCAGAATGTTGAGGATAAGTTCAACACGCTTACGGTCTTTAAGCAATGGAGACATACAGAATACTTGAGAGGTATCTAACCTCACACAAGCGAATTGGTCTTCTGTAACAACCATTACCTCATTCTTGAACCGTTTAGGGTCTTTTAGAATTTCCTTAATATCGTCCTCAGAATAATCACTAGCTACTCTAGGATTCCCTGTCTTGCGGTCATAAGGTGTCACAAAGATATTATTATTTTTAATCAAGTATGTAAGAGTCTGTCTAAGCACAGGCATCTTAGGATAATCAATCACACAAGCAAGAATATCTTTAGGGTGAACTCCCACAAGACCATCACCAGTGTTTAGGATTCCATAATAACCATACTTACGATAGCCTTTGGCTACTTGTTTTAACACATCATAGTTTCGCTGACCATTGTAGTTATGTGCATATAGATACTTTCTGAGTGTTTCGTCCTTAGTGAAGTCTTCTGTGGTTAGATAGTTTGTAAACATATAGTTCACAATGTTATCTAGGATATAATCAACATCAGGAAGGTCAAGAGCTAGTTTTTCAATGTCCTCTAGATTCTCACCTACTGGTGAACCTCTAAAACCTGAACTTTGAAAAATTAGCCTATCTTTATACTCAGCATTGAAGTATCTATCCATTGCACAAGAGCCACCACAGTCATCTTTTTTGCACTTTCCACAGCTCATTAAGAACCTCCAAGGTAGAATAACTCAGCTACATGTAATGATAGCAACACACTATCCAATTCATCAGGAGAGTGTTTTAACAATTTCTTAATTTCTGATTTAGGACGTATTTTAACCAATCTATCCTCTGGTTTCTGAATCTCAGACACAAAGGACATTTGACGACTAATACTATCCCACACAGATTTAACAAACGATACCCTTTGTGCTTCCATCATACCTCTTAACATTAGGTGCATCTCTGCTCTTCTGTTATAGGCATATTCAGCACTAGGGTCTTTTGCCAATACTTTAATTTCTGTAGGTTTTCCACCAAAGTTAATGTCATACACAGGACACTTTAGCTTTCCACCCAGTCTTCTCATTTTCAGTGGTTGAACGATATGTGCTCCTCCACCAGCATCTATACCAATAGCTTTGGCATTGAGTCTGTTAGCTAGAGTCACAATCTTATCAACAATTTCTATGGCAGTTATACCATCTATCCACTCAGCAGGCTTAATATCTTTCGTATCTAGCACAGTGAAGTGATTATGCTTATCTACCACAGTAACAGTAACTTGAATACTGTCAGCACCCTTATAGGCACTATCCACACCAATGAAGTAATCATAGTCCTCTGATTTAGGGTCAAAGGAATCTAGCACATTAGGTGATGAATCAAAGAACGCTGAACGCTCTGTAGGAAACTCACACAGAAGGTTTTCACGAATAGAATCCTCTGTAATGGTGAACTGGGAACGCATAAGCTCTTCTTTGGTGTATCTGATACTACCCTCTTCAATGGCTGTCACAACGTCAAGCCACATAACAAACTCATCCTCAGCTAAGTCCTCATTGGTCATGAAATCATAGAAGTTGTTAAGTGAACGAGGGTTAGAGATTAGATACATGATGAGCTTACGTCCATCATCAGACTCAAACTCCCTACGACCCATGTGACCAAGGGCTATAGGTGAAATATCTGATGCTTCATCTCCAAACATATTACCACCACGACCAATGACGTGGATTTTAGATGGGTCAGTGAAGTTAGAACCAGCACTAAGACCCTCCAATTTACCTCCATTACGGAAGGTGAAACCCTCACTAGAGAATGAGGATAGACCACGTTTAAGTCGCTTATCTACTGCTGTTACGTCTTTCTCATCAAACGATAGCATAGCCTTAACATCAGGGTGAGCATTTACCAAGATTTCTCTTGCGTGTTGGATAATGATACCAGAGTATTCTTGTGTTGAACCTACAGCATAACAGTTTTCACCTTCATATGCAAAGTGGTTAGACATGATTCCACACAAGAATGACTTACCATAACGAGGAGTTGCCACACAGTAACCAGTCTTGTAATCACCACTTAAGAAAGCTCCAAATTGGACTGCTTGAGACCACCAAAGCTCTAAATTAAACTCAGAAAGGGCTGTTGTAAACCCTAACTTGTAATATTCAAGCTCTTTCTTAAAGCCATGTCTTTCTCGAATGGTATTACGCTTAAAGTGTTTAGGGATTTTACCCTTCACAGCATCTTTAAGTTGGTCTTGTGGGGTTACTTGGTCAAGAAGTATAGATAGCTTCTCACGATTGGAGAGTACCTTACGCTTTTGAATAAGTGACCCAACATCTGCATCTTGGGTGTGCATAGACTATATCTCCTCCAGTATAGCTTAATTGCTCAACAATGCCCACAGAAGGAGCTACTGCTGAAAAACTTTCTGTCACAGGTATAGTCAGTCCATTCATAGCTAAACAAGTAGGGCAAGTATTAGAATCACCAATACAGTTCCATGTTTTTAGAATGGAGTTCTCTGTAACAAGCTCAAATAACTTGGCACTTTCCACAGAAGCCTTTTCAATACCCATTTGGACTTCACTTAAAGCCAATCGCTCTAGGTTACTGCTGAACTCTTTGATAATATCATCAAAGCTCACAGTATCAATAGAATCAATCAGTTTGGCTCTAAGGTCACTAGCATGAGCATCTAAGATTTCTTTCAGTCTGCCATAGTTGCTTCTTGCAAAAGCAGAAGTATTCACACCGTTTCTAATTTCAATTACTTCCTCTGGTGCTAAATCCACACCAAGCGCATCAAGGATATAATCAATCTCGTCTAAGAACACAGTTGAATACATGTCAATCAAGTACCCAATTAGGGAAGATTCAGCACTTATGTAATCTCCACTCACTACAACGGAGTTCACAAAGGCTTGAAGCAAGGATACTATCTCATCATAATGCTTTTGGAAGAGGTCTTCTCTAGGACTGTGTGATGCCATTACATATCTCCAAACAACTCGTCAAGTTTGGCTTTGGTGTAGTTTTTAAGCTCATCAACACCATCTTTAGTATCATGGTTCACATTGACTGTAGTTTGTGTAGCTTTACCTTCAATACGGTCAGCCCACTCTTTACGCTCATAGCTATCCTCGAAGGAAGCCATAATCTGTAACATTGCATTTTTAGCTACTGGAGTGCAAGGAGGAATTTGGGAATAGACCTCAAAGCCAACTTCGCTAAGTAATGTTTCATCTACGTCAATTAGACCCCAACGCATTTGGTAAAGCTCTAGTGACTTTTCATCAAGCAAGCTTAACTCTCTCATAGTCTCAGAGTATAATTTTGATTTACTAGCCATTATCTTTACCTTTCTAAAAATTTAATACACCCTACTGGACTTGAACCAGTGACACTACGCTTAGAAGGCGTATGCTCTATCCAACTGAGCTAAGAGTGTGTATGGTGGGAAATACCACCATTTAGTATTCACAAGAGTGATACCTATCAACCAAAAGTGCGTAGTGGGATTTGAACCCACGAATTATCCAAACACATAAGAGCGTAGAGGGATTTGAACCCCCGTTGGTGAGGTTGCAGCTCACAGCCTTAACCACTTGGCTATACGCTCAGTAGAAACGACTTAATCTCTTTGCTCTTCACAGGTAAATCTCTCTTAGCCAACCACTTCCTGTAGGCATTATCACTAACACCATACTTAGATGCTAACTTAACAAGAGATTCTTTAGACAGTAGGTCTTTAATAAGGTCTTCTCTAGTAGGTATGTTCTTCGCCTTTTCTGCATTATAACAATCAAGACAAAATATACCACTAGTTAAATCACCACAGATAGTACATTTATTCCTCTTGTTAGTCCACAAAGTAGACTCTCTTTGGATATACTCATCTCCCTTAATATATTTATCAGGAAGCATATCATTGTCAGTGATTCTATATCCAGACCTAGACCTTGAAGTGAGTTCACCTAATGTATTTATGTTGTTTATGTTATCTCTTGGAGTAACTCTTCTAAGATTTGTATAGTGGTTATTAAGCTTATTGCCATCAATATGGTCAATCTGTAGTCCATCAGACTTATCAAAATGACCTATATTTACCCAATAACTTAGAAAATGAGCTGACCTTTGGATAGTCTTACCATTTACTCTAAGTCTATACATTGCATAACCTCTTGAGTTTACATAAGGTTTTAGTTTCTTAACCTTGCGTCCAAGCAAGCTGAATACTTCACCGTATTCATTTACAACATAGTTTTCATTATAGTGATACACTGCAACTGTCTCCTATATCTGATTATTTAATTAAGCCCTTTATTTTTGTGTTTGGATAGTGTTAAGCCACTTCACCATACGCACAAAACCTACAGAGGAAAGGATAACTCTGTAGGAAAAACTGAAAGGAGGCTTGACGATTTTCGCCAAGTGAAATATTCCACTACATTATCGCCAAATGTAGGGACGGAACTATAATCTCGTTATCTAGTATATCACACAGAAACAAACTTGTCAAGTGTGAACAGTCCAATGAGAATCGCTTCTGCTTCATCATCATTCTTGACTTTGTATCCTAGGCTTGTGCACAGAGCTATAGCCTTTCGTTTGGCATCCTCTCGTTTGCCATTGAGTGAGAATTGCTTTCTCCACACAGTAGGTGATACAAATTCCACAAGGGTATTATTAAGTTCTCTAAGAACCATTCCTTGCACAATCGCTAACATCACAAGTGTTTTCTGATTTGAGATAACTTTAAGCTCTTCAATCACTACTTTGTCGAACTTTCCGTACTTCTCACAGAGCAATCTCACAAATTCTGCCATGTATTGACCTCTCACCGTAAAGTCTTTATCCTGTGAGCTTATAGTACCATAATCAATCACAGAACCATTACTTATCACACAGTAGCCAGAACTCTTTGTGGAAAGGTCAAGAGATAAAATCTTAACCATGAGTAAATTATAACACACACAGAAGAGATTGTCAAGAGGTAATTATATACCCAACTGTGCGGAGCTTGTATCGTCCCCAAAAAATGTTTGCAACTTGATTGCGGACATTTTGCTTGGTCTATCAGAGTGCTATTATGTATCTTTTTATTGCCTATACAAGAATATTATTCTAGTATTATATATATACTCTAGTATATAGTATTATAAAGAAAACTTATACTTCCACCAAAAAGATACATAGTCTCCTAAAATTACCTCGGATAATTTGGAATAGAGCACATATACTATATACAAGAATAATTATATATAATATAGCTAACTTATACTTCCACCAAAAAGATACATA